CGAGGCTCCGGCAGGCTTGGAAAACTGGCCGATACCCTACACCAGCGCGAGATGAAGATCAGCCCGACAGGTTTATCCAGGGGCGAACGGTTGCACCGGCTCGTCACGCATCCTGACGTACCGGCAGCGTGACGCTCGCACCCAACCGCCCTGCACGCCTGTGCACTACCTTGTCGCCATACCGCTGGATAGGATCGGCAAGGGTTCGCTTGACGAAAAAGGCGAACAGCACCAGTACGCCCAGCAACAGCGCCATGTACAGCGGGCCAGGCACGGTGAGCGCCGCAGGACCGAACCCGAGGCGCTCGGCAAGAGCGAATAACGACGGATGCGACAGGAACACGACGTAGCCGATCCCGCCGAGCGGGGCAAGCCAGCGCAGCCAGGCGCCGGTGGCACGAGTGGCGCTCAGGAAGATCGCAACCCCCACGCTGTAACTGACGAAGTAGCGGTACCAGGTCTCGCCCAAACCGGTGTCACGCGAATAGGCGAACACGCAGATCGGTAGCAGGAACAGGTAGAACAGCGTCACCGCGAGACGGGCGTAACGCCCGGTATTGGGCGCACGGCCATTGTCCGTTGCCCGCCATAGCGCACCGAGAAAGCAGACGCTGAGCATCAGAGGCAAAGCCACCGGCAGCTTCACCTCGAGCTTGTAGCGCAGCACGGCGAGCAGCAGCGTGAATGCGTATTGAGCGAGCAGAAACGCCAGATCCCACTTCGCCGAGCCTCCCAGGCGCAAGGCAAACAACAGGACACACAACACATAGAAGGTCAGCTCGATCTGCAAGGTCCAGTACAGCCCGATCACGTTCTCCACGAACACGAAGCCCTGCAGCATCGTCGCGTTGATCGCAACCACCCCCGGACTGAACACCCTCGCGGGATCGTCCCAGGGAAACATCACCCCGAGAAACAGCGAAAGCCAGTACAGGGGAAACAGCCTGAAGAAACGCTGGTAGGCGAACGCCGCTATCGGCCGCTCATAACGACTACGACTCTGATACAGCGCCGCGACGATGAAGTAACCGCTCAGCGCGAACAGCACCAGAACACTGGTCTTGCCGACATCCAGCACGGTCTTGCTGGCGAGGAAGAGGTAGTTGCTCATCTCGTCCAGCTGACCATCACGTTTCATCTTCGCAATGAGGTGGGAATAGGCGACGCACAAGGCCGCCACGCCGCGCAGGGCATCGAGCCCGAGTAATCGAGACATGTCTGCTGCTCACTTTTGATCAGAAGGGAGCGTCGCCAGCGCTACGGCGGCACGAACTGACGCGAGGGATTGGTGCCCGCGGACGGCGACAGGCTGGTCGGCACAAGGCCGTAGGACGAATGCCGGGTGTGGCAAGGGCAAGCTACCGCCACAGGCGGAGTGGCCTGGGAGGTCGCGCGAGCAGTGAGGCGTCGGCACCTTGTTGCAGCACCCGCCGGGTGGCGGCCCCAGTGCTCGACAGGTTCGAAACTAGCGGCAGATTCGCGTCGAATCAACGTGTTCCGCCCAGCTACCGACAGATGACGCGCCGCGCTCGCCAATCGGTTGCCGACGTGCATCTGCCTGGGCCCCGCCCCGTGATAACCTTGCCGGTTTTCGGCGGAACCGCGCAATGCGCGCGGCGCCACGCATGCGCCGCCACCGATTCCGCCATCAACGAATACGCACCGCACGACGATGACCAAGCCCAACGCCGATCTCTCTGCCCACACCCCCATGATGCAGCAGTAGTGTAAGAATCAGGCCGCAGGCCGCGCAGAATCAGCGCTTCAGCGATTAGCCGTCTAAAATACAACCGTTACATAGCGCATCTACAGGCCAGAAAACACGCGGCACGCTGACATAGTATTAGACAGCCAAGGAGGCACGATGCCCGTCCGAATCATCGTCTGCGGAGGCCGCGACTACGCCGACCGTGCCCGCGTTTTCGAAGTGCTCGACAAGGTCCACGCTTTGCGCGTCATCGCCGAAGTCATCCAGGGTGACGCGCCCGGCGCCGATAGCCTGGCCAAGGAATGGGCGAAGGCTCACGGCATCAAGCACACCGACTGCCCGGCAGACTGGAAGTCACTCGGTCGCCGAGCCGGCCCAATCCGAAACCGCTACATGCTAACCCTCAAGCCAGACGGCGTCGTAGCATTCCCTGGCGGGCGAGGCACGCTCGATATGATCTCCGCAGCACAGGAGGCCGGCGTTCCGGTCTACCGTCCTAGCCCGTCCGGGCAACTCTAATTCCCCTTCGTTACTTCTCTGGCCCACTCCTGCAGATACTCGAGCGCGGCTTGGTCATGCTTTATTCCTCGGCGGATATCCCAAACAGTTCGTCCAGCTGCTGCACTGAGTTCGACGCTGGCTGCATCGCCCACGCTGCCGGCGCCGGTGGCGGCGGACACGATGGCGTCGGCTCTGGCAACCTTGACCTCGATCCGCAGGCGGCGACGCTCATCGTCAGCAGAGCTATACAGACGCTCGAGGCGATCGTTTTCGGTGAGTGCATGGCTCAGTCTCTCGGTTGATTGTTGGTCGGCCTTGGCCAAGCGCTGCTCGAGCGCCAGACGGTCGGCCTGCTGCTTGAGGATCACCGCCGCATTGGCCTCGGCAACCTGGCGCAGAAGGGTCTGGTGCTCGGCCTGCGCCTGCGCGGCGTCAGACTGCGCCGATAGCACCCGCACTTGCTGCCCGCCGGCCACAACAGCCAGAGCCAGCACCCACCAGGCCCAGCCAGGCACGAACTTCAGCCAGGCGTTCATCGCATCACCTCACGCACGGCCGCGGCGAAGTTACGCCCCCACTTGGCGCGAAGCTCTGCGCGCTGCTCGGCAGTCCCTCGGTCATATGCGCCCGGGCGCCACGTCTTCAGGTACAGCCGCCAGGCGCCTTCCACGTCATCCTCGCTCGGCAGGCGGCCCGGATCGCTCCACAGCAGGAGGCGAGCCAGGCCAGCTGCGAGCACGTCGTCATGCTCGATGGCGGTCCAGATCGATCGGTTGTCAGGAGCAACGTCGCGCGCACGGTACAGCGCAGCGGCATGGGCTTTGGTGGCCTCATGCGTGCGAACGCCCTCCACCATTCCGCCGCCGAGCTCACCCTGCCAGAATGAACGGGCCGGGCCATTGCCCATCTGGCGCCGGTGGACAAATCGGCTTTCCTGCAGCCCGATAGCCAACAACATGATCTCAGCCTCTCGGCTCGACATTCGCGCAGGCAGCAGCGCGAGAGCGGGCGCTATGGCTCGCTCCCGTATTTCGGAGAGGGTCATGGGAAACTCCAGGCAAAAGAAAGCCCGCGCGCGGCGGGCTTAGCTGAACTTCAGCGCTCGTGTCCCTGCTGGGATCGGGTTTGAGGCCGGGCTGTGACGGAACCGCGTCTGTGTCGTGTCGACATAGACCCTAGTCCAGGTCGTGATGGCTGAGCCGCCATCGATCGACAAGCCAGTGAATGGCAGTGACTCATAGTTGCCGCGAATGGTCAGCTCAAGGCGCCGCTCGACACCCTCGTACAGTTCATAGATCAGGCCAATGATCTCGCCACTTGCTCCAACTGCCGGCGCTGTGTTCGGCAGCGCGCTGGCCCCGGCCGGAGTGATCGAGCCCATGGACCCATCGTAGTAGCCGCCGTATGACGATGTGTCGTAGGCAGCCACTATCTGGATAGTCGGGAAGCTGGTGAAGCCCGCCACCACGCCGGGCATCATGCTGCCACCGTTTGGCCGATCACGTCCCATACGTCCGCACCAACTTTCTTGAGCGTGACGGTCATGCGGGCAGTCATACTGAGCGTGCCGCCTGACGGAGCGTTCAGCGTTACGCCAGTCGCAGCGGCCAGCGTGATGTTCCCCGATGCCCTGATGGTGATCTCGGTGCCGACATCGAACGCCACGGATGCGTTTGTTGGAACTGTCAGCGTGATGGCGCTCGTGGTCCCTGGGCGCACGTAGTTCCAGGCGTCTGTCAGCGCCAGCGTGCGGCTGCCGGTCGTTGTGATAAGTGTGGACTTGTCCTGCTTAGTCGCGGGGTCGAAGTTGCCGGTGTGCCAAGCTTTAACCCATGGCGCCCACGTGGTTCCATTTTTGCCTCGCCATGCTAGGTCGCCAGAATTTGTTGGAGTGGCATACGGCCAGGCTATTTGCGTAAGAGCCCCGCCAGCAATACGGACGTAGTTTTGAAGATAAAAATAGTTACCGGCGCCGAAGTCTGGAGCATTAGCTACTCCTCCGCCAGCAGCCAAGATCCCATTGAATACTCCGTGACCCATTATCGTATTGCAGTCACCCGCTGTTGTTACAGCAGAGTCGACCTTGAAGTGCCTATAGTCTCCGCTATCCGGGCCGCCAAAAGCTCCTACGGCCATCAGCGCGCCGGGAGTGGTGTCGGTTGCCGAAGTCTGCATATTCGCATTAGCCGCGGTGCCCAGCAGATTGAGTCGAGCCTGAATCTTCCCGAACGCCGCCAGTACGGTGTCCGTCGCAGCTACCGCCGCAGAGCTGGCCAAGCTGAGCCCGGTCAGCACCGTGTTGCGCACGCGGCCTTCGTTGAAATAGAGGTTGGTCGAGCCCTCGGCCAGAGCGTCAGTAGTGCCCGGCGAGGGGTTTATCTCTGCGTAGACTGAGCCGGTCCAGCGGTACTGCCGCGTCGGGTTCGCCGCGGTGCCTTGGTTGATGGCAATGTAGATTTTCCCGCCCTCGCCCGTCGCGGGGAACTGCGCCGTGGTGGCGAACTCCAGCACGTCATCGACGTAGCTCGGCAGCTGGCTGGGCGGAATCCGCGCGATCTCGTCCAGCGTGGCCACGCCGCCGGAGACGCCACGCTCGCTGGTGTTGATCTTGTTATCCAGCGCGGTCTGCAGACCGGTCACGGTGCTGATCGCTTGCGTGCCGGTGTGGGTGGCCCGGTCGCGCAACTGGGCATCCGTTGCGTTGGCCGTAGCCCCGGTAGCGATACCGTCCAGCTTCGTCTTCATCGCGCTCGCGGCCCACCAGGCGGCGATCGCCTGGAAGACGCGCTGAGCGGTCCAGGCGCGACGGGTCGTAGCGGTACCGGCTTCGGCTTCGGCCTGGGTGACGGTCGAGGCCGTCCACTCGCGGGCATCGGTGAGGCGGCTGTCGTTTGTGGCAATGCCCAGCTGCTTGACGGTGTTGTCGCTGTGTTTGGTGTATAGCTTGGCGTCGGCGGTATTGACCGCCAATTCGCCAATTTCGAGGTCAGCCGCCAGAGGTACTTTGCCAGGGACGGTCGACTTCTTGGTGAGTACGCGCGCCATATTGATGGGCTCCGAGCGAGATTAGAAGGTGCCGCCGTCGACCAGCTCGACAGCCAGGGTGACGAAGCCATTACTGGCGTCTTTGGTCATTGCCATCGAGGCGTTCATGCGAAGCACGCCGTCGGTGCCATCGGTTCCCCACAGGTAACCGGAAGTCCCGCCAGCCACTACGGCGACCTTTTCATCCGCAGTCCCTTCTGGAATGTTTAGCGCGGTCTTGAATGCGTTGAAGGTGAGCTTCTTCTCCTTCTGCCCGGCCGCCTCGCTTGCGTCGTGAATGATGAGAAGGTCTGTTGCGCCATCGATTGCGGCCAGAGTGGTGAGGTCGTCGATTGCCGGAACGACTGGCAGCTTCGTTGTGGCGTCGGTCGCGACGTGCAGAGTTCCGCGGTCAGTGGTGACCATCGGCTCGCCGGCCAGCATCCCGGAGGTGGGCAGGTTGGACTTGATGCCGCGTTTCAGCTGAAGACGTGTTGCCATGGGTGTGATTCCTTAATTGAAGGTGCCGCCGTCGATGGTTTGCAGGTCGAGGTTGGCGCGCGCCTCGGCCTTGGCTTGTTCGGTCGTGAGTTCGGAGAACCGGTTGGCTACCTGGAAGAAGTCGCCCGTTGCGGAGTTGACGCCGGGCGGCCCCTGCTCGCCGGCCATGACGATGAGCGTTTCGGGTTCCGGCTCAAGCATCACTAGATGTTCACAGCTCATTTGGTCACCTCACGACTGACGGTGACGGCTCCCTGGAGGTAGCGCTGGACGGTGCCGTCGGAATATTCGACCTCGAGGTCGTAAACGCCGTCGGTCCATGTGAGGGCGGCGGTCGCTGTGGCGCTTAGTGTGCGTGTAAGGGTTCCGGGGCCGGTGATCGCTAGGCCGCCATTTTCGGTCGTCAGCTCGAGCAGCACAGCGCCGCCGACCTGCTCGCGAATCTGCATGCGGGCGCTTGCGCCAGTCAGGTCTACCGGGGGCTTGTAGATCAGCTGCCCGCCGCTCGGATTAAGGCCGAACGCCGAAAGTGCGTTGATCTCCAGAGTGGATTCATCCACAACCGTGACGCGGTGCGGTCGCTCGCGCATCGAGCGGTTCACGCCCTGCATGTTGCTGACGCCTTCCACCCACGCCAGCCAGTTTCCAGGCAAGCCGTGCTCTACGGTGAGGCGCAATGGCGAGCCACCGAGCGCGGCGATCGGCCGGTATTCGTAGCGCGGCTGCATCAGCCGCATGGTGTCGCGCAGGGTCGAGCCCTGCACGATGTGCAGATCGAGTTTTGCTGGCTGCATGGTTGCTCCGAAGGTGTTACGCGCTGGTCAAGGAAATGAAGTCAGGCACAGTGTCTTGCGCATTGCGCATCTCGATCTGGACGTAAACGTTTGGCGTGCCTTCGTTATCCCAGCGTTCGATTAGTACATTGGAGAGGCGTACCCGGCTTGCAATATTCATGGTTACGACCGAGCCATTGACTGTGCCCTGCCCAGCGCCCGTGTAGTCGACCAGCGTTGCGCTGAATACTTCGCCAGGCTGCAAGAGCGCCGCGAAATCAAGCGAAAGTGAAATCGTCGCGGACGGCTGAGGCTCAACCTTCAAGAGGAACCCGGCCGGATTAGACGCCCATGCCGGCATAGTCATGGAAATGCCGAACTGACCCGCCGTCTGATATGGCGAGGAGATGCCGACCTCTTTGTCTGAACGAGCCAAGGTCGCTGTCGTGCCTACTGTCGAAGCCTGGTATTCGTTCAGCGGCGGGCACTCTGTCATTGGCATCCAGTCTTCAGGACCGGCATTGCCGACTGACACGAACAGGCGCTGGAACGGATGTGTCGTCACCACCCAAAGCAGACCGGCCGCGCTTGGTGTTTCGGTCGGCTGATCTGAGCTGACCGTTACTCCGGAGCCGCCAGAGGAAAGCGCCGCAAGCGTAGCCGCAGTCAGGCCGCAGTAGATTACGCTTCCGGCCGGCCAGCTCTGGTCGGTGGTTCCCTCAACAGCTCGAGTTAGCGCGGCAGAGCCGGCAACGACTACGGCATCAACGATCTCCCAGCGAGTAGCGCCGGCAGCAGAATCCGCCAGCGTGAGTCGGTACTCGCCGTCAGGCAGATCGAGCGGGCACGACGTTGCGCCCTGCTCCAGGGTGATCTCCCGGAGCCAGTTGTTTACGTAGTTCATTGATTACACCCAGGTAAAGAAGCCGCCGCCAAGGCGCGCGCGCTCTGTTTGGCCGGTAACGGGGTTGTAGGCGCCGGCCGCAAAACCGGTGTGGTAGTCCCATAGCGCCTGGCTGAAATTTGAAGCGAACCGGTCGTGACCGGGAATCAGGTTTCCGGTTGCCGTGTCTCCAGCGTCGACTCCTGACGGAGTGATGGCCGGGCCTGCCACGTACTCAAACTGATCGTTGCCCCTGCAACGCGCCATGGCTGAAATTACCTTGTTGCTGGATTGCATCCCGGCAAACCAAGTAAGTTCATAGCCATCGCTGCCATATGACGCAGCCGCTGCTTTGCGCGGCGCTCCGTCGTGGCGAGGGCCGACGGTTCCGCTCAACACCTCGCCATGAATGGATGGAGAGCCTGCCACCGGAGCGTTCGTCTCGACGGTGGAATAGGTCGTAGACGAAAAGCGCAACGAATACGTTGTGACGTTCGGGTTCTGGTCTTCCGTGAAGGCTGCGGTGAACCATGGCAGGAAGCTGCCATTGCCGATCTTGACCAGTGCGGTGTACTGGTAGTCGCGCACGTACGGGCTCCACCACTGCTCCATGTCGCCTCGCGAAACAGGCTCTTGAGCGCTGAGCGTCAGACTTGTGGAGATGCGGATGGTGACAAGCTGCGGCGTTCCGTCCGCTGCGTACCATCCTCCAATCACGCGATCCTTTGAGGCCGTAGCCGTCGACGTACCGTGACCATAGTTGATCGCGTACTTGTACGGCCCTGGTCCGGTGCTCGTGGTAAGCGGCTCATATGGCGGGTTTGGTGGTTCACCCTCACCAGAATATTTGGACCAGCTGCCCGCCGACCCGACAAGCCACAGCGTCGCCTGGCTCAACGGCCCGCCATCCTGTCCGCTTACGTTGGTTCCGACCATGCAGCTCGTATGCCCGGCAAGCACGTTCACCGTCATGGATGTAAAGTCCGCTGAAAAAACGGCCTCGACAATGGCGCCAATTCCCTCGTCTTCATCGCGATCAACGCGGATCTGATACGGATATGCCGTGTAGCTCCGGGTGAAGCTCATGGCAAACATCCAGCGCCGACCGTCTGGCGTTGCATCAAGCAGAAAGCCATTGCCGTATTGGTTCGGCAACTGCTGTAGCTGCGCAACCGGCGCCCGCACATCCAAGAAGCGCGGCCCGGCCTGCAGGCTTATCACCGAGCGGACCTCTACGCCTAGAGCGGTGCCAAGGTTCACGGCCGACATGGAGATGCTGGCAAGTTCGCTTCCGATCCGAACGCGACGGCTGCCCAGGTTGAGCCCCCACGCATTGAAGAAAGCGGCATTCCCGGTTCCGCTCGCGATGTACTTGTTCCACAGCCTTGCCTCTGGGTCGTCCGGCTGTATTGTTGGCTCTGGCAGGCCAAGGTCGACTAGATAGGTGTTCGTCGGAGTCGGGCCGGCAAACATGCTCGAGTAGATTTTGCGACCACTCGCCAGCTCGATATACCGGGCGCCGGAGACAGGCGTGACGTAGAGGCCGTGCCACGGCATGCCGAAGGTAACCAGCTCCTCGCCAGCTACAAAATCATGAACTGACATTCTGGAACTCCAGAACGACCGGCTCGCCGTTGGCATCGGTCATCGTGACCTTCTTGGCTGCGCGGACCTCGAAGAAAACCGCGCCGTCAGTAGAGGCACGAAGGATCGAAGGATGAAACTCACGGGTCCCGGCCGTTTCGATCAGTGGGCTGGCGATCCCGCCGCCAGTTGCGCCGCCGCTCGCCGGACCGGAAGACGTGCCAGTGCCGCGTTGCGCTGGCAGTGCGCCGACCGGATCGACACGCGGCAGCGGTCTGGCCTGCCGCTGCGGCGCGGCGAGAGACTGGATGTCTTCAGCCACGCTTTTACCAGTGCGGCGCTCGATCATTGCCGCCCCGCCAGCGCGACGGCTCGCCTCCATGGCAGCACCACTTGCCCGCCGACTGGCTTCCATGGCCGCACCAGAGGCGCGGCGCCGTTCCTCATTGGTCATGGTCATAGCTCCAGCAAGTCGTTGGGGATGCCGACGCGATACAGCGCTTCGGTAGTGCCGGTTCGCTCGTCGCGATACTCAGCACCGATCTCACGGGCATCGATGTCAAATCGGCGCGGATATATCTCGGCCGGCATGTTGTCGTTGGCGTCGTAGTTGCCCGAATAACCAAGCCGATCTTCGTCATATGGACCGATCGCAAAGCCCGTGTACGGGTCGACCTGCCGCCCGCCGAGCTGGGTACCAAGCAACAGCTGAATCGACGAGGTGAACGGCGGCAGGCTGGTGTCAGGGCTGGCCGGCACGGCGAGCGGGTCACTGACGCCGCCACCGCGCATGACAGCGATGCTGAGCGAGGTGATCGCCTCGCCGCTGCCAAGATCGAACTGATGCACGATGCGTCTGCACTTGCCTCTGGCGTGAGCGCCCTGATCGTTGAGCTCTAGCGTGTGCGAGAGGTCGATACCCATGGCCATGCTCGACGGCACTTCCCAGGTGAGCGTCGTTTCCCGATGAGCGCCGATGATCTGCACTTGCCCCATGCGCAGTGCGGTTGCCAACGCATTACTGCGCCGACTTTCGTCCGAAAGATCCTGGCTGCCGGTGCTGCCGTCACGGATTGGATCACTGCCCCAGGTTTCGGCAATGTCGCGCTCTACAGACAGCGTGTAGCCGGCGCGCTGAACGATCCGTGACTGTTCGGCTTCACCTGCCGCCGTCGCCAACACCAGCTTGTAGCTCTCGGTCACCGTCTGCACCCAGCGGCGGGCGCCAGTGAACGTGGCCGAAAGCCAGAGGTTGTCGAAGGTGTTGACCCAGCCGTTACCGTCACCGCATGGGTTGGCCATCGACAGGGGCAGCTTGTAGCCGCCGACTCCGCCGAGCAGCTGTTGCCCGCTATCTGATACCGAAGCGGCAATCATCTCCGTACTGGGTAGGTCGGTTGACCATGTCCGCCAGTTACAGAACCCGCTCTGACCGCCGCCCGCGTTGACGTGAGTCCAGGTGTAGCCTTCGTTCAGCTGCCATAGGCGCTGATAGCGGTAGCTGAACTCGATCTCAACCCGGTTGGTGGCCGCGTCAAGATCCGACTGCTGCAGCTCGATACGCTGATAGATCGTAGTGCCAGGACCGAACACAAAGTTCGGCGACCCGGCATACCAGCTGCTGACGCGGAGCGCGCCATTGGCGGAACAGTCCAGGCTGACCGGGCGAGTGCTCAGTCGCTCCTGCGCGTAGTCCCAATGACTGCGGCCCTCGACCGGCTCGAAAAGGTCTTCCGACCAAGACCCACCGACCAGCGTGTTGATAGCTTCAATGCTCATGCTCTCAACACGCTGCTGCAGCTGGTCCGAGCACTCGCAGCTCAGCACGCGGTTGACCGGGTTCCAGTCGGCTCGACTGATCTGGCCGGTGTAGCTGCGCGCTTCTGTCGTCTCGCCTTGGCTCGTGCTGATGTAGTCGATCGATACCGCCCGGCCCTTCCAGTCGGGAGGCACTACGGCGACGCCTGGCGCGATGAACAGATCGAAGCCGGCGATGCCCGCAGCGCCCTCTTCCCGGTCAACGGTGACCGTTCCGGTTAGCATCGGCGTCAGGTTAAGCCCGCCGACCATCAGGCGCAGCGTCCAGAGAAACGACTGGCCGCGGACGATGTATTCGGGTTCAGCTGTTCCAGCTACGCCATTCAGCGGCACGGCGTTGAGTGGCGAGGCGTTGAGCATTAGGTTTCTTCCCAGGTGATGGACCAGTTATGGCTGGCAGTTCCTGAATCCTGCGTTTCAGATGGGCGACGGGCCTTGACGCTGTAGATAGGCATCCAGCAGACCCGGTAAAGCGTGGCGCCGACGACCGCCGTAACGGTAGCGACGTCGTCGGTGACGCTGCAGGCCGTGTTGATCCAGTCGTCACCGACCAGCGCCTGAGCCCATGGCGCGACGTCCGGCCGCGGCGTTCCGCGCAGCGTGTGTGTTAGGCCTTCGCCCGTCACGCTCTGCACCTTCGTCGATCGCAGCTCCAACGGCTGGCTGTAGTCCAGGCCGTGGAGCCCTGGCGGCATCCAGCCTGTTCCGCTGATCGTGCCGGACACACGCTCCCAATGCGTCATCGATACCAACGCGCCGTCGCTCATGCGCATCGACGTTTCACCGCCAATGGGCTCTTCGCTCAAAACCGGCGCGCCAGCGTGCAGCACGATCGGCACGCCGCCGAGCATGATTTGGGGTTGTGGCATGGTTAACTCCGGTGAGTACGGCCGAACTTCTTGGCGGCCAAGCGGATGCCGTCAACCTGCCCGGCGTCGCCGTACATGGTGAACTGCGTTCCGCCGAGATCGAATTTCACGATGCCTAGATTTTCGGGGCTGGCCATCTGGAGACTCGAGACAGTCCCAACCATGCCGCCATCGGCAAACCGAGGGATCGGGATGCCGCGGTTGAGCATGTCGAGATGCCGCTTGCCAAGCTTGCGCACGGCCGCTGCGTTGATCACGTACTCGCCGTTCGACAGATATGCTGGGATGCTGTCGCTGGTACCGGTGCCAGGGCCGCTGATGTAGCCGCCAGTGGCGTAGCCAGTCGGCTCCGGGCCAGGGTCTTGCAGGGTGTAAGGCTGGCTGAAGTCGCCCGAAGGCGCAGCGATGGTCGGGGTGATGACCATTTGCTTGCCGAGGTATTCGGCCAGCTGCTGCAGCTGCTGCTTTGCTGCCTCAATGGCTTCAGGCGTCATGCCGACAGTTATTTTCACGTCAGACAGCTTTTGCACGCGCTCAAGCTCTGCTGTGATCTGCGCCAGCTTCTTATCAGCGGCCGTCTGCTCAAGCGAATTCGCCTGCATTTCGATGGCCTGCAGCTCCTTGGCAAACCCGGTCAGTCCGTAGGTGTTTTCGCCCGCCGCCTGCAGATCAAGCAGCATCTGCAGTGCTTGCTGCGCCTGGCGTTTTGCACCTTCCAGATCGCCAGCTTCTAGGGACTGCCGGGCGCCTACCTTGAGTGCCTGAGCCGCGCCGTAAGAAGACTGGCCGGCGCCGCCTCCAAGTTGAGCCAGGGCGGCGGAATAGCGCTCCTCAATGGCAAGCCGCTCCTTGCGGATCTTCTCGACTTCTGAGGTTGCCTTGCGCTCTTCAGCCGTAATCGAGCTGATGGCTTTCTTGGCGTCGGCGCTGAGGCTCTTGTAAGCCTCCTTCATCTCCTCGGTGGTTTTGACGACGCGGGCGCCGGCTTCCTGGGTAGATGCTGACAGGGCGGTATTGACGCTAGACACCTGACGGCCAACATCGGTGTAGCCGTCTGTCCATAGCTTGCTGACACGCTCCATGACCAGCTTGGTTTCGCGTTCGTTGTCTTCGCCGACCATGCGCAGGATCTCGGCGGCCTGTGCAAACTCACCGCTTGCCGTGGCTACTGCAGCCGCCGCCGCGCCCGCAATACGCCGGCCCAGGTTGCCGAAGCCGTTGCCTGCGATCAGGACAGTGGAAGCCAGCACCTTCATCGCAAAGCCGAGAACTTCAGCGACGCGACTGGTGTAGGCGCCTTCTTTCGAAACGTCCACCATTAGACCGCTCAGCTCATTGAGCGAAGGCAGTAGTTCTGCTGCAATCTGCTGGCCGGCGCCCTGCGATATCGCGCCGAGCGCATTCAGCGACTGGTTGAATTCGCTGGCCTGCTGGACGGTGTCGCCACTGAGGATCAGGCCAAGCTCTTCAGCCTGGCGTCCAAGCTCGGCATAGGCTGCGCCACCGTCCTTCAGTAGCGGGATCAGCAGCGAAGCGTCATTGGCTATGGCCTCCATGTAGAAGGTCATTTCCGACTGCGAGAGGTTCGCGCTCTCCAGCGTCTTGACGTACAGCTGCAGCGCGTCAGGGCCTGACAGGTTACGGAACTGCTCGGCAGTGACGCCAGCAGCCGGCGCGATGTTCTCGAAGAAGTCAGCCAGCGGCCCGCCGCCGGTCTGCAGGAAGTCACCGACCTTGTCCTGAACATCCTTGAAGATGTCGCCGAGCTTGTCCTGCTCAATGCCAACCGAGCGCGAAGCGTAGGCCCACTTCTGGAACTGCTCGGACGTGGCGCCGGACAGCTTCGCCATGCGATCCATCTGGATGACGGCAAGCGCGCTTTGCTTTACGAAGCCAGAAACAGCGCCGACCGAAAAGGCAGCCAGGATGGCAGCGCCGGCCGCCTTGGCCGATCCGCTAAGCCGCCCCAGATCACTGTCAACCTCACCGAACGCTTTCTTGGTGTTGTTCTTCCCGTCAATGACCAGCTCTGTCTTGACTCTGGACATTACGAGAACTCCTTCATGATCTTCTTGAAGCCGTCTTTGTCAGCCTGGCTGCCGCGGGCAATGATCAGTGCCAGTCGCGCGTCTGCCTTTTCAGCTTCAGCGGCCTCAGCGGTGAACAGCTCGATCTGAGCCAGGGTGTATTGCGAAATGTCGGCCAGCGAATGCCCGGCCGCGATCAGCGACTGGACAACTGCGCCCCAGCCAGCACCTTCGCCGCGCTTACCAGGGCTTGGTCGAAAAAACTAGAGTTGACCTTGATAACGTGGAACATCAGCTCAACGGCGGTAGCGAGCGGCAAGCGCTTGCGGCGCCAGGCGCTTAGCGACGTGCATTTTCCGAGGATCACGGCCATCGCATCGCTCTTCGCTGCGTATGCATAAAGCTCTGTAGGCGTGGCATCAGCCATGAGGGTGAGGAGCGGGCCAGCTGCGGCACCGAACGCTTCGAAGTCCTGCAGTTGGACTGGCTTGATGAACACCGGCCGGCCCTCCACCATCACGGAAACAGGATTTGGAAAGAGGATGCTGAGGTCTGACATGATTTTCCTTCGGGCAATAAAAAACCCGCCGAAGCGGGTTCCATTTTGAAATGTGAATTAAAAGTACCGCGCAATACCCTGCAATAGCCCGCCGAAGAAGCTAGTTAAGCCAACAAACAACATGAACAATATGATCACTGCAGGAATCGTCGCGATTGCCCACTTGATCATGAATCTGACCATGGACCAGAAGCTCATTCGCACATCAATCACAACGACCGGCTGCGCCCCACGATACGCATCTGCAACCTCTCGCACCTCGGCAGCCATGCCGGCTAGCTGCGCAGCCCTGGCGCGCTCTTCATTAGCCTGATTGGCTAGAGAAGATTCAAACCACTTGTAATTGACTCCGCATGCAACGCAGTCATCCGGACTGCGCTGCATCTCGCTCATCGTCGGCTCATATTTGCATTTCGGGCACTGCATAAGGTTCCCTCCTTAGTTCCACGCCGTGAAGCAACCATTGGGATCTATGTAGAGGTATAGGCGAGAACCGTCTTGCTGCACATATATCCACTGATCTCCGTAAGACGCACGGTTCACTTCGGTAGGGCCGCCGATAGATCGGCGCACATCGTCAGCCGTCATCCCGACTTGGATTTGGCCGCGCCCATTCAGGTATGCAATATCGACCTGCGTTAGATCACCACAGTGATTGAAGCTCCGCTTTGCCCTCGGTCGCGGAGGCTCATTTGTAGGCGTTGCCAACTTTACTGCAGGCCCGGCACCGCTTGGCCTGGCGGCTTCCGGCGTGATCACGGAGCCGGAGCTATCTGATCCGCATCCGTGCTGGCTGAATGTGGTCTTGCCATCTCCGCCGACGCACTTGAAAACAGGCGCTGCACTGACGCCAGAGACCGCAACAGCGCACGCCGCAGCCAACAACAACCTGTACATAAGGCTCCCTCCCCATAGGAGGGCCAAATTTAGCACGACGCCAGCGCCGAAACCCAGCGCGTGGCTGGGTTCTGGACTTACAGCTATGTATCTAGCTTGCAGCCTGCATGGCGTAACCGCCGCCCGCTCCACGCTGGCTGTAGATGCGATAAATCTCATCGCGGCGCTCGTCCAGGGTGCGAAAGCCCATGCCCATCTCTGAAAAGTGCTCATTGAAGTTCGAGAGCGGCCTTGAATCCGTCATGCGCGCAATGGCGTAGATTCCCGACTTCATCGCCCACTCCATGGCGAAGTGGTAGTGACTCATCATCAGGTAGAGCGCCTGCACTTCACGCTCCGACAACTGCATGCCTTTCGCCTGGCTGCTTTCAAGCCACTCTCCCTCCAGCACGTATGCCGCAATGTACTGGCAGGCTGCGTCCAGCTTTTCGGCCGGGATCAGCTCGGTGCGCGGCACGTTGAAGCGAGTGTGGAGAACCGAGTGCATCCGGTGGCGCGCCTGGCGCTGAACTCCCACCGGGAGCACCGACACCTTCTGACTGATCACTCCACCGATAAGGTTTGCGCCTGACACGCCGATCACATCATTCACCAGCGTTGCCATCTTTCCGCTGTCGTCGGAGTAACGGCCGTGCTTGCGGATGGCCGGGAGCACTTCAGCGGTCACCCACTTTTTGAAGCGCTTGGCTTCGGCTTTCCTGCTGCGAAGGATCAGCGAGTAAAGACCTGACTCGTTGATCAGAACAGGCTTTCTTCCCGAACCCGAATACTGTTCGTGTTCGCGTTTCTCTTCATCATCAAGCCCGATCAAAGCCTTGTTCGTGTCCATCAGCGCCAGCGCGGTACAAACGTCCTTCGCGAAAAACCATGGCTGATCGTCATCCAACAAAGCGCGGACGGGCTGAGCTCCGAAGCTGAACGGGATTACATTGCCTGATGCTGTGTTAAACTTGTCCATGTGAATATCCTTGCCAGTGTGTTCACGTTGTACGAAGCCTCAGGTGTTCCAGCACTTGGGGCTTCCTTGTTTCTGCCTACCGCTATTCGACCAGGTAGCTTCCACGCAGCTTGCTCATATGAGTTCGCCCGTGCGGTATCGCTCCGCTGCCATCGACAACCGCAACGGAATACTTGCCTTCGAGCGCCGGGTAAACCCGCGTCTCTAGCCAGCCCGTAACCGACGTGTTGCCTGCAGCTTTGCGCTCGTACCCGTAATCCTGAACGAGATCCCGTGGATTTCCTCGGACAACGATACGAACCTGCTCGACCTCAAACACGAGGTCCTCGAATGTTGATATCGATATATTTTGCGTCATCACTCCCCTCCATGTGGGCGCCAGTACCGGCGCTGAGGGGAAATATAGACCCAAGCAGAAACACTAGCAAGGAGTTATTAGGCAGTTAATATGGTTTTCATATGATTTTCATATGAAGCGCGGCCACGGCGCACGCGCCAAAGCCCACCGATCCGATGGGCTTGGACTCGGGCGCTTAGGCAGCGGGCTTTTCTTTCTGGATTTTCATGTAGGCCGACTTCCCGGTTCCGCGGGTCGCGTCTGCAAGAACCTCTGCAGCCACAGTCATGCCCATGAAGTCCTCAGTTCCGAGCCAATCCAGCGATTCGGCCGGCGCAAACTTGCAGCGCCAGAATCTCGGATTGATGCGGCCGCGCGTGCCTGCGCCATTCTGGCCTTCGATCATGATTTCCCACTCTTGGCCAGAGTTGACCAAGGCTTCAATCTCGTCGAAGTTTGCACAGGTGTAGTCGATGGCGACAAGGTAATCACCGGTCGCCCCTGCAATTGCGGTAGCCAGATCGCTGCCTTCCAATACCTCAATGCCTGAGCCGGTCATGCGGAAGTCTTCGTCCTCGACGAACTCAACCAGGCCTGTTTCAGCGTCCGCGACTTTCGTGATGGAAAGCGGCATTTTTTCCAGAACGCAGGTCTTGTCGACCTCGGCGATATGCTGCTCGCCAGTCACCGATGCGCTTGGCACATCAGTAATATCGGCCCACAGATTTGCCGCGATGTTCTCTGAGTTGAACTCGCGGAAGTTCAGCGCCAAGCTCATCGCGTTGATGCGGGTAATCTTGTCGAAGTTGCCGCCTTCCGGGGTGCGCGTATTTGCCAGAGTCAGCTCAGTCGTTTCGATGGACTGGGTTGCGGTAGAAACCAGGCCGGTATCGCGCCACGGCTTACCGGTTCCGGCAGGCCGCATCTTGACGATGCCGCCAATTACGACAGTCTCAACTGTACGTGCCATATCATTTTGCCTCAATGAGAGTGTGTAGGTGGACCGGCACCAGTACGCTTGCAGCGCGCTCGCCGTTGCCTGGGGGGAATTGCTCGCTAGCGCCGACAGCCATTCCGGTTACCCCAAGAGGCACCCATTTTGGGAAGCGGCCACTGCCAGGTGGGATAAGGCACTGGATGATGTCTAGCTCGATGTCGTCCAGCGCATCGTCGTAGTCGTCGAGCCCAGAATCAGTCGCCCCGACAACGCTGAATCCCGGGTACGCCTTGATCGATCCAGGCCCGCTATCAGGGTCAAGCGCCTTTGCCTTCTGCACGACGATCAGCGGGAACCCGACGCTGTCAGACTCCAGCACCTCGCTGAACCAGCCCGTTTTCACGTTCTGCCCCGCATTCGTCCGGTAGCCATTGGCAACCGTGATCGTCTGCAGCCTGGCCACAAGAGCCAGACGCGCCTCGGTGAGAATGTTCATCGGGACTCCATGCAGGCGAACGTGCACATGTGGCCGTCGTCAGCTACCGGATCTTCGACAAGATATCGCCGCTTGCCGAAGACGAACACGCCGCCTCGGCTTGCCTTGCACAGGTCTGCCTTGCTGAAGGTGATGCCGGTCATGTCGCTGACGAACAGCCCATCAGGGCCGTTCTGCACCAGGTTGTGATCGACAATCAGCGGAATACCCCGCGCCGCGAGTTGCCCCGCGGCGTCGAAGTAGTCGCCGCAGCCATCGTTCAGCGCCGCCATGACAGCGCTGTCAATGTCGGCGCCAAACATCACTTGGTCAGCTTGATGATGGCGCCCGGACGGGTGCACAGGCTGAGCGGGTTGGACTGCGCTTCCAGATCAACGCCCTTGTTGTGCGGCAGCAGTTCCTGGCTGGCGTAGTACGGCAGGCCGTTGGTGTTGACGGTCTCCATGTAGTCAGCCGGGGCGAAGTTGGTGACGAACAGGCCGTCGACGCCCAGCGGGATCAGATAGGCCTCGTCAGTGCCGACGAACTCGATGTTGCCGACCTTGCCGTAGAACTCCTGCCACATCACGCCGCCGAAGCTGAAGCCGCTCATGCGCTTGTCGTCGCGCAGGAATTGACCGTCGTTGAAGCGGTCGAACGCCTTTTCCACAACCGGGTGGTTGGTGAAGGCATCGAAAAAGCCGCGACCGCAGATGGCCATCCAGCCAGTGATCACGCCGCTGTCGCCGATGTTGTCCTCGGACTTGCGCTTGGCGTCGGTGACCTTCTGCAGCACCTTGGTGGTGTCAGTGCCGAGAGCCATGGCCTGGGTCTTCTGCGTGATGCCGAAGCGGTCATGCAGGTCCAGCAGCACCTTGGTGCCGTCGGCGTCGTAGATCTTGCCGGTGATGGCGCCAGCGCGCTGGAAGCGGATAGTGGCGTCGATGCGGTTACGCATCTTCATCAGGTGCTTCTGCACCATGGCTTCGACGCTTTCCATCTCGGTTTCCGAGCCGAAAGCACGGATGTTCTGCACTTCGTCGGCCAGGATCTTGCCGCGGGTCGGCAGGTGGAAAGTCTGGAACGGAATCTTGTCGCGCTTGCTGCCGACGGTTACGTCAGCCGGCGCGCCGCGATCCTTGGCCGGGACCAGGGACAGGCTGTCGTTGTCGCGCTCGATGTACACGGCCGTGGTGCTGATGCCTTCTTCTTCGAAGAGGGAATCGATCAGGGTCGGCACTTTCTGGCCGTCCGGCGCGGTGTTGATGGCCTTGGTCAGGCTGATGGTCGAAAAGGCATCGCCTTCGAATACGTTTAAATCGGGCATGTTCGTTCTCCAGAAACGAAAAAACCGCCTCTCGGGCGGCTTCGGAAAGCAGGGGTTGGGTTAGCGGACGACGATGCCCTGGGCGAGCAGTTCGACTTCGGCGGCGGCGTCGGAGCCGACCAGCAGTTCGCCGACGACTTCGGCATCACGCACGACGACAGCGGCGGGCTGCACTTCGGTGGACACCGGCTTGTTGCCGTAGAGAATCGCGGCAGCAGTCTCGGTGCCGTCGGCGCCAGCAGCGTTGTACGGCGCGTAGTGGCCAGTCGCGGTGACCTTGCCCAGCACGGTGCCGGCCGACAGCGCAACAGCAGTCGCGGCCAGGGTGACTTCTTCACGGGAGCGCTCGCCATTGGCCTCGCTCAGCAGGAATTCGCCGACGCGGGCGCCCATGGTTACTTTTTCGTAGCTCATTTCTTACGCTCCTCGGCCTTGGCGTTGTGCCCAGATGGATTTTGCGGAGATGGTGGGTTTGTCGGTGCCGTCCTTGGGACTGGCAGCGGCTGCGGACTTGGCGTCGCTCTTGATCGCGCCCAGCGTTACGCCACGGTCCTGCGATGCCTTGTACAGGCTCAGCGCAGTGGCCTCGACGCTCAGGCCGGTGTCGATAGCAGTCTGTACTTCCTCTTCGAAGCCGACTGCAGCCAGGGCGTTGATGCCCTTGATGCGCTCACGCTCGGCGGTCACTGCGGCCTGAGACGCTTCAGCCTTGATGGCGTCGACATCGATCGACTCGACGGTTGCGGCCACCGGCTCGGCGACCTCGATAGTCATCGGATCGGCGCCGCCCTCAATGGCGGCGCGCAATTCCGTGGTGGTTTTTACGATGGTCATAGGGACCCTCTTCGGTTGGTTTGCTGCCGGGCGGGCCAGGTCAGCGATCACGGACTCGAGCGAGCCCAGTCGGTGGGCCAGACCCGCCTCTACGGCGGCGGCGCCCATCTTGATGCCGCCATGGTCACCCATGGCCGGCACGTCTTCAGGATCAACGCCCAGGTTGCGCGCCACCTTCGCGGCGAACACATCCCCCAGGGCATCGATTGTTTCGGCGATCTTCGCGCGCCCGCCCTCGGTGGACAGGTCAGGTCGCTTGTTCGGTGCGTTGCGACTGACGATCTGGTAGCGCTTGCCGCTTTCCTTGTCGTCGCCCAGCTTAATCTCGACCACGGCGCCGATGCTGCCGGCCATACCAGTGTCATCGATGATCACTTCACTGGCCGCGCTGGCGATCCAGTAGCCGCCGCTGGCAGCCATGCCGCCGACGTAGGCCTTGATCGGCTTTTTGCTACGGGCGGCGTAGATCAGGTCGGACAGCTCGTTGATGCCGTTGGCCTCCCCGCCAGGCGAGTCGACGTTTAGCACGATGCCTCGGACCTGCGGGTTATCCAGCGCCGCCTGAATGTCGGTGGCCAGCACCTGCGTACTGGTCGCGCCGCTGATGCGGGTGAACATGTTGGCGTAGCGGAAGATCGGGCCGGTGACGGGGATGATCGCGACGCCATCACGCACGACTGCAGACTGGCTATTGTCTAGCGGGCGGCCAAGGCGCGTTTCCAGCGCCTCGGGGTCGCCCATGCGGTCGGCGATAGCCATCAGCTGATCAAGCGCCGACTCAGTGATCAGCCAGGGGCGCTCGGCCGCCATCTCGAAAGCCTTGATCATGGGGTTTCCTCTTCGGGTAGTGGCATCGGTGCGCCGCCGTTTGCCTGCGGCACCATGCCGTCAGCCTTGCGCTGATCCATCTCGCGCTTGCGCTGACGGTAGATCTGCTGCCAGTTCTCGCCGGTCATGGCCGCCGCTTCAATGGTTTCGTTGCTGACGCCGATGTCGATCCGCTCGCGGGCCGCCTTGGCTTCCTTCAGCTCGTCGATTGCGCCTTTGGCCGGCCCGATCCAGATGGCTCGGGTATAGGCCCGACGCCGTGCCGGGTCGCTGTAGCCAGGCGCCTTGATCCTGCCGCGGGCGACTGCCTCATCGACAAGCAGTTCGTAGGACGGCTGACAGAAGTCGCACACCAGCCACCAGCGGCGCATGTTGAATGCGCGCCAGGCTTGGAGCATGGCGGCACGGGCTGCGCTGTATGAGCTGCTGTAGTAGAGCATCAGCTCTTCCATTGGCAGCTCCAGCGCGGCGCCGATCTCTTTAACGACGCTGGTGAAGAACGGATCAAACTGCGCATTCGGCCTGGCCGGATTGGCGATCATCGGCTCCTCGCCAGGATCCAGGTCCACGACGGCGCCCTCACCCAACTGGACAGGCGGCTGATCGATCGCTGTACTTTCGCCATCAGTCAGCGCCGACAGCCCAAGGTTGTTATTGTCGAACGCCTCGCCCTTCTTCAGAAACACGGTGAACATCGCGGAGATGATCGCCGCCATCAGTTCGGCGCTGGCGTAGCGCTCCAGCTTCTGCAGAGGCTCGAGGACGGGGGCCAGGTACGGCGCGCCGCGCTTCAGGCCGGGACGGTCCTTGTCGCACCAGATTTGCAGCACACGACGCCGTCCGGTCTGCGAGCCGAAGGCTTCGACTCGCGTCCACGCTAATTGCTGGCCAGGAATTGGATCGTTTGGGTAGCCATTGCAAATGTGAAAGGCTACAGGTGCACCGTATTCATCGATCTCGACACCTTCGATCATCGTCGCAGTGTCGGGACTGTTGTTCGGGTTTGTTACCCGGTCAGTCTCGATCAGTTGCAGGCGCGTGCTGTAGACGGTGCCAGGCCGATCAATGTCCGGCGTGGTCGCAAAGCAGTCGCCGCCAGTCAGCGCAGACACCAGGGCCAGCGCCTGAAGCTGGTAGTGATTCAGCGTCGCCTCGGCGTCGCACTCCAGCGGGTTCTCTGCGTACAGCGTCCACTCGCGCTCGAGCGCGGCATTCAGCTGCTCGCCAGCCTCTTCGGCAATGCCCAGCGCCTCCCAATCGACCTGCGGCCGGCAGATGAGCCCGGTGCCAACAACGCTGGTCCGGTTGCGCACCACGGCGGCACGAGCAATCAGGTGGTTGCGCATCGCGTCACGCGAACGAGCCACCAGCGTCTTGCGCTCAGGCGCGGACAGATCACGTCGCGGACTGCCAAGCCCCGGCAGCCAGCTCGACATGCTGCGCAGTACGCGGGAGGCGCCGCGCCAGCGCGTTTCCACACCACCGCCGCCACCCTGCGCCATTGCCTTGCCCTGCTGGGTCGCCAGCTTGACCGCCTGCGCGAGCAGCTTCTCTTCGGGCGATTTCGTGAAAATGCCCATGGTCAGATGCTCATGTAGGAGATTCGGTTGCGTCCGCGCTTGACGGCGTTGATTTGCTGCTGCAGCTGGGCTTCCTGCTTCTGCAGGGCTGACAGTTCGGCGTACTGCACCGAGCGGTCACCCTTTCGAACCATTTGGCCGTTGTTCAGGATGCGACTGATCGCGGCCCGCACTTCTGCGAGCCGCTTTTCGGCTTCGGTCATGTTGGGCCTCAGTTGACTGTGCTGCGAACCCCGCGCGTCGGTCTGGCCCGCTGGGTTGGCTGATGGGTTATGGATAGATCGACGCCGAAGCGCTGTTGAGCCACGCGAAGCATGGCCAAGGCGCCGACGCAGCAGTCTAGCGCTTCGTTGCGCCGGCCTTTCGCGTCCCACATGTGCATGCGCTTGCCCTTGACGACTTTCATCACCTTGCGCTCGGCGGTGAGCTGCTTCAGCTCGTCCTCGTCGCAGATTTCGTCGTTGGCCGGCAGGTGGATGCAGCCAGGAACCGCGGCGCCGGGCTGCGGCTGTATGCGCAGGCGGCTGTAGATCGTTTCCTTGGCGTTGTCGGTGCCGATCATGGTCAGGTAGGTGCCTGACTTGTGTTTCGTCTTCGGGAAGTCCGCAATCGGCTTGCCGTAGATGCTGTGGCCCTTGGTCGGGATGACCCACATGATTCCGTGCTTGCGGCTTTCGGCATACACCTCATCGGTGTAGTGGCCGCCAGAGTCCCAGCCCCACAGCGCGACACGAAGGACGTTGCCGTCGGCGCGCCGGTAGGTGTCATGCAGCCGGAGACCAACCTTGCGGCGTAGCTCTTCGCTGGCTGGGTCGCCGTTGAGTATCCAACGGTCAACCAGCCAGGACTCCTCGCCAGGCCCGTAGGCCCACACGCGACCTTCGTAGCGGTCGTCTTGGGTATCGATGAAACCTACGAGGATCACGGCGCGCTCGGGCAGCACCTCCCACACCTCGCGGCGGGCATACAGGTGTTCCCATTCGACCTTCTCGCCTTCGTCCTCTTCCCAGGTTTCGCCCAGGGTGGTATTGACGAAGGTTTTCAGCTTGCTGACGTCGTCCTTCGCCTTGAGAAAGTCCAGAACGATGCGCCCCCATGTCGTAAACGGGCTGTATGCCGTCCAGATGTGGAAGGTGACCGAGTCAGGCGTCGGGATGACCTCACCGTCGGCGCTGAAATAGTCCAGCCCGTCGCGCGTCCAGATTCCGGTTTTCTCGCAGACCCAGCGCCCCTTCGCGTGCTGATCCTGCATCTCGTGCTGCTGGACCATGCAGGCGTTGTGTTCGCAGACGTACCAGGCGTTGCCAGAGCTCTCTGCGTCCCACTTGATGCCAAACGAGCAGTCTTTGCCGCCCCACTTCAGGTATTGCTCAACCTGGCAGTGCGGGCATGGCACATGAAGCCGGAACAGGTGGGGCGATTCGCTCGCCGCCGCCTCGATCTGGCAGGTGCCTTTGATCTTCGGGGTGCTGCCTCGGATCGACTTCGGGAAGGTCGAGCCCTCAATCCGCTTGTCACCGAGGAATGTCGGGCTACCTTCCTTCTCGACGTCAGGCTCGAACGCTGCCAGCTCGTCATAGATGATGGTGTCGACCGACTTTTCGCGGTAGTTCTTCGCCGCGGCGCCGCCGAGGCACCAGAGCTGCTTGCTGTGACTAAAGCGCTTGGTGTCGAGCGTGTTGTCACGGTGCTTCTTGCCGTACCAGGGCGCCAGAGCGTAGATGCTCGGCACGTCGCGGATCATCGTCTCGACGTGAGCCTTCATGAACCCAGCCGCGGCGCCATCGGTTGGCAGCAAGAGCAGGATGTTCCTGCGCTTGTGCTCGATCTGGTAGGCCGAAGCGGCCAGTAGCATCTTCGAGTAGCCGACGCGGGCCGACTTGATCACGTTGACGGTGCGGATCTCGTCGTTGCCCATCGCGTTCAGGATGGCGACCTGAAACGGCAGCGTCTCCCACTTGCCTTCCTGATAGCTTGACTCGCTCGACAGATAGAAGCCTTCGTCTCCGTCCGCCCACTCAACCGCCGTCATCGGCACCGGGCGCGACAGCGGAACCAAGCCGAGGCGAATGGCCCCAGCCAGCTCATTGATCTGCGGTGTCGAGATATTCATTCAGCAATCCAGGCAGGCGGTCATCAAGGGTCGCCGCCCGGTTGCGTGCCTTGGCCAGCTCACGCTGGACCGATTCGATGTGCCGGACCTCTAGGTCTGGATGGCGGCGTTTTAGTGTCAGCGGCAGCGTGTCGAGCAGTGACCCGATTTCAGCGGCAAGGCGCGACAGTACAAACGTGGCAAATTCGGTAGGCACCGACTTGCGCTTGGTAATGTCGTTCTTCAGCTCTTGGCCTTCAGCCTGGGCCGCAGTCAGTCGCAGGCGTTCTTGCTCTAGGCGCTTTGCGGTTTCCTTGTCGTCGCCGTCCTCATCGGCCGGCGGTTCCGGTCTGACTTGGCCATTCCCGATCCCGCGCAAATACCTGATGTACGCCAAGCGACAGGCGTCAATATCCAATCCGCCAGCGCCCTTAGAGCTAGGCAGCACGCCGTCTGTCAAAAGATTGCGCACCTGCCGGTCACTGATATCGAGGTGCTGTGCGACTTCGATCTGAGTTGCCATGCGTGTTCGTCCCGGAACCGGAAGCGGTCCAGCTGGAAAAAGTTCGTATGAAGCGAAAAGGCGGGGCGCGAATTACCCGCAACCCCATGGGGTACCCAGGAGGACCCAATGGGGCCCCTGCGTGCGCTGGCAAGCCCATTTTTGCACCACAACGGTGCATTATTTGGCCGTCGCTATTGCCTTTTCGAATGCCTTCTCGAACTCCTTATCGAAGTTCGCCTTGATGATGTTGTCTGCGATCTTGAAGAACGGGACTCGCACCCTGTACCTGGGAGCTGCATCGGTGAAGATGAACACAGGCCTAACGCCTATCTCCCTCCCGATCTTCTTTCGCTCCCACACACCAGCCTCACCGTCCACCTCTCCAACGAAGTAACGGTCAGCGTTGCCTTTCCTTCGACTGCGCTTACTGTTGCTCGCGTTGTGCTGTGATCCAGAAGTCGACTCGGCAGCCCCTAGGCCTGACAGGATCTTCATGGCCAGCTGGCCTTTGATGTTCCCGTACTGGTCGAAGAACGCCTTGTTTGGCAGGGCATACTGGTCGGGGCGCATCAGCCCTCTACGTATCAGCGCCTTCTCGAAGCGCTTGCGTGAGCGTGTTCCGCCGTACACCTGAGCCTGCAGATACTTGTCAGCAGGGATTCCAGACGCCCACGCATCCTTTAGCCAAACCTTGGCTTGCAATCTGGTCTTCAGTGCGGGCTTTACGAATACGCTGTTGAGCGTGGTCTTGGTCGGTCGGTCGAAGCGCTTGGTCATCACCGAGACTTCGCCCTTCTGTACCAGCTTGGCCACATTGGTCAGGGTCAGCGCAGTGGCGAACGGGATCTGCTTTGCGAACTTATCGAGCTGCTCTTGGGCGAGCTTTGCGTCGGGCGCCTTGATAGTGATCATTCCGGCTCTCTTTCCACGCTGCTCTCGCTGCCATCCACACCTCTTTCCCGATCATCACAGCGACACAGGCGGCGATGTATAGGAACAGGAGGATGGCGTGGAGGCGTTTCACTTCGGCTCTCCAGTCACCTTCGGCTGCGACACCACGCGAGCGACAGCCATTGCCACGCCGAGAATCATGTTCACGCTGGCCCATGCGACGGGACTTATGTGGCCCTCGAACGCTACCCATGCACCGGCTGCTGCGTTGAGCACTGCGGTGAGGATGGCGAGCTGCACACTGGTCAGGCGCCAGCACTTGCGCCATTCGGGGATCAGGTTCATGAGCCAAAGCCCTTAGCGATATACGGCCACATCTTGTCGAAGGCGGCTAGGACCACCGCGGCAGCGCCCAACCCGTAGGAGAGCTTGCTGCCCAGCTTGTCCACCTTCTCCGCTACCTCGTCCTGGCTCTCTCCGATTGCGGTGAGCTGGCGGGTCATGTGCTCGAACTGCTGCTCGAGCTTGGTCAGGCGGTTAGGTGACTGGGCGTGGTCGCGGTCGAATCTGTCCAGGCGATGCCGAGTGACGGCCGCCTCTTGCTCCAGGGCGCCGACTCGCTCATGCACTGTCCTGCCCTCATGGCTGTCGGTCATAGTGGAGTCTCGTTGGTGTTTGGTCCGGCCTCACATGCGCGTGCGATCCGCCTATGAGCAAGGAGGCAGGCATGGGGCCGGAATAGGGTTGCCGTGAGGCGAATAAAAATCCGCGCGATTTGTGCATGCAGGCAGAGGCATGGCGGATGTATTGCTGGGTTGGGCGCATGGTGGCGAGCCATTCAAACGGCCTTTAGCGCCCGAAACTGGTAGTTCATTGCCGACTGAAGCGCGGATTGGCTTTCTAATCGGCATAAAAAAACCGACTCAGTGGTCGGTTTCTTGAATTGGCGTCGAGGCTAGGATTCGAACCCAGATCACACGGCTTTGGAGGCCGGCATGTTGCCGTTACACCACCTGGACGCTTGGTGCCGCCAAAAGGAATCGAACCCTTGGCATCCTGCTTACAAGGCAGGCGCTCTACCTACTGAGCTATAGCGGCTTGACTGGCTGGCGAGGCTGGATTCGAACCAACGACCACCCGGTTAACAGCCGGGAGCACTACCGCTGTGCTACTCGCCAAACGATGCTGCAACCCCCTCAGGCGAAGGAATCACAGCATGGAGAAATGATGCTCTCAGCCGAACGGGAATGCAAGCGTTTTTCTCACGTATTCACGCCGCCTCTTTCCACTGGTATAGCAGGCCGGAGACCGGAGCCAGCGCGGACTTGTCGAGGTCGTTGCAGGCCTGGAAGAACGCATCGATATGTGACTCCCACTCACGGCCCCAGTTCTCGCTGCAGAGGCGCACGCCGTACTCGTCGAAGAGCCATGCGCGGAAGGTCTCAGGGGTCGGCAGCGGATCAGGCGTCGAGCTCTGCCCTCCCTGATGCTGGCGGCGGTACCGGTACAGCACGCCCTTGGCGACGTACTGCGCCTTCTCGCGCTTGGCTTCGGTCATGCGCGGCAGCTTGGCGGCGGCCATCGCGAACACCAGCTCCTCGGCAATCTCCCGGTGGTCGTCGTCAGCCAGTGGCGAGTACATCCAGTGACCGAAGCACTGCAGCATAGCCGGCAGCGTACCAATTACCGACTGCACCATGCCGCACAGCGCCTGATCGAGCGCCACGTCGGTGCGGCGGTCCTTCTCGGTCTTCTGGATGCTGGCCTGCAGCATTCCCACCTCTAGGGCGTAGGAGGTAGTCGATTCCCGGCGCTGGTAGTAGGCGTCATGCCAGAGTTGACGCGCGCTATTCATCTTCATGCTTCGCTCCTCGGAAACAGGTTGAGCCCATCTTTTGCGCCGCCGTCATAGCAGGCCCGCGCCTTGTTGCCCCGCTCGTTCCAGCGCTCCACGGCAATGCGCGACACGTCAATAACAGTCAAGTCATGCAGCCCCTCAAAGATGCCCAGCGTGCAGCTGTCGATTTGTGGTCCTTGCGCTCCGCATTCATGGCACCAGACGTGAGCCGAGTAGCTTTCCTCGGAGTAATCGTCCAGGGGGCGGTCAAACTCCACCTCTTTGCCAGTCATGTAGTCCTTCGCGATGACGCAGGGCGGCCCCTCGCAGAACGGGCATGGCGCTATGGTGATTTGCTTGGTCATGCTGCTGCTCCCCGTGCTGCTGCCGCATCGCGGCGAAAGAAGGTGCCGCCGACGCAGTGAATGAGCGTCCGCTTGCCGTTGGCGTAGGTGATGTCGTGCGAATGGGTCCAGCTGCTCAGCGAGCCGGCGTTGTAGCCCATGTTCATTTGCGAGCTGGTCCCGACAGAGTGGGCGCCGTCTATGATCCGTGCGCCGTGGCCGTGCCCGTGGGTGACCTTGGCCCCTACGGTGGCGAATGCCTGCGTGCTGCCGCGTGCTCCGTTCGGGCCGCGGTGGCCGTGGTTGCTGAAGTCGATGCCGAAGCGCATGAACGACTCGTCAGGCCGCAGCCACTTGAGCCGATCGCCACGCTCCATCAGGCAGTCCATCCAGTAGCGGAACGGGTCGCAGTAATCGCCGTCAACGATGGCCTTGAGCATGACGGCCTTGGTCTCGTGGAAGACGATGGCGTTCTCGAGGTCGTTGGCGTTCTCGGCCTTCTCGAGCCACTGAGTGAAGTGGTCGTGATGGTTGGAGTTGACCATGATCGTCTGATCGGCGAACGAGGCCAGGTCGTCGACGTGGCGCGCGGTCTTCTTCAGCTCATGCAATACGCTCGAGGTGCCCTCTACGTGGCGCTTGAACTTCTCGAAGAACTTGCTGTGATGGCTGGCTGATCCGAAGTTCAAGACGTCATGCAGAACCAGATGCTTCGGCTGGATCAGCGCGGCAAGGGCTCTGGTTGCCTCTGTGACGCTCGGGTCGGCCATCTCTGCATGGATGTCGCCCATCGTCAGCACTTCAGCGCGCGGCGCCTTTTCAGGCCCTTTCACGGTGTACTTCGTGTCGAGGTCGATAAAGCTGCCGTCTTTCATCGGGCAGATGTGGCGTATGTGGTTGTGCAGGCCGTCCACCTCTACCACGACGGCGCCTAGCGTATGGTGGAACTCGCCTTTCTTGCCGGCGTTGGTGTCGCTGTAGTTCTCGACAGTGCAGGCGCCCGTGGTCAGTACCAGCTTGGCCGGGTCACCCATGCGGGTCGCGACAGACTCGAGCGCGATCTTGGTGTGCCCCAGGATGGCAGAGTCACGGCCGGAGACGGTCAGCCAGCCCTGCAGCGGCTTGACTGCGGTCGGCTGGATCTTGATGTCCGCCAGCACGACCAGCCCGGGGGCAATCTTGGTCCGTTCGTGAGTGATGTACGGCAACAGGCGAGCATCCCACCAGTCGTCATCGGCCACTTCATCCCGGCGAGTCGGGTTCTTGTAGCGCATGGGAATCACGATCAGCCGGGCGCCACGCATGGAGCAATACAGCTGCAGCGTCTTGAGGAATGCCGAGTGCGCCTTGGTGGCGTTCACGGCGGCGGTTATGACGTAGGTCTCGGCCTTCCCTTCCAGCTCCGGCATATCGATGCCGCGCTTCTCGTTGTAGATGTGCCCGCATCCAGTGCAGCACAGGCGGCGATTGGTGCCGCGGTATGAGTGAAGCCGGCTGCCTGTGTTCAGGCACTTCGGACATGCGAGCATCAGTTCCCCCTAGAACTCTTCAATGGCCCAGCCGCCGCCCGCCTTTTTGCTCTTGGCGGTTACGGCGATGATGCGGAATGGGTATTGGTCGGCGGCGATCTTGGTCTTTGCTCGAGCGTCGTCCTGCCAGTAGCCCTTGACTTCGTGCAGCTCCATCGAGCCATCGGCGAGCATCACGGCGAAGTCGGGCGTGTAGAAGGTCTTGTCGGCCAGGCGCAGCTTGATACCTTCGAAGCGGTACCAAGCGATCTCGCCGGCGAACTTGCGGGCCTCAAGGTGCTGGCGGTAGGCCTCCTCGGTCTTGTTGAGCTGGCCGACCGGAAGGCGCCCCAGGGCTTGCAGGCGCTTCTGTGCCTGATTTCCCGATCCCGCACTTTTCGCCGGCTTGACCGTGGTTTGGGCTGAGGCTTTACGGATCGGGAAAGTCATCTACTCCCCCTCGCCTTCGCTTCCAGCGCCGCACGAACCATCTTGCGCAGCAGCGGGCTCATCCTCGACAGCTCGGCCGATACCCACTGGCGCCACTTCGGCAGCCCCATCGGCTTGCAGCGCTCCCGCATCTTGTCCGCTATTGCGAGAGCAAGCGCTTCCGCATTGGCCTTGGCAGTCAGGCCTTCCGCTGTTAATCCACGCCTCGCCGCAGAGGATCTGGTCGTAGTGCTCACCGTCATTGCCGTTCTGTCCTATCACGTCGATTCGAGAGAGCTTCATGCGCCCACCTGCCCGGCCGTGACGCGCAGATTCGGACACTGGAGGCCGTAGTGATTCCCTCCGCATACCATGCAGGCAACACCGAAAACCGACTCAACCTTCTGCTCAGCGCTGCGGCAGTCGATGGTGTTCTGCTGCCCGAACTCGGCTTTCTCCAGTCCTTCCAGTTCGATCAGCAGATCGATGTAATGGCGAGCCTTCAGTAGATCCTGCAGCCCGTTCTTCTCGCGCCACCGGGAGACGTACTTGATGACGTTGCCCTCGCAGTAGCCGATGCCGTTCGCGTGGATGTACTGGACCGGCTGAATGGCCTTGCCCTTGTAGTGGCTGCCGCCTGGCTGTTCGTTGAGTGCGCTCATTGCGGCTTCCTCGTTGCTCTGTTGTTTGCGATCAGGGGTATCTGGCCGGGCGCAAGGTTCCACGCGAATGTCTCTTTGCATCCGGTGGCGCATTGGCGGGCGTTCAGGCTTGGCATATTGCTCATGGGCTCACCGCAGTCAGGGCAGGCGCGGCCGAGAGGTAGGTCGGTCACGCTGCCTTCCCCTTTGCGTCGATCAGCCCCATGCGGGCGAGTTGTGCGATGGTGTCCAGCACCGCCTTGCGCAGGATTTCCCGGCGCTCGTCGCGGCTGTACTTCTTGCCGTTGTCCAATTCGTGGTGGCAGCTCTGGCAGATGGCCGCGGTGAGGCAGTCGTCTGTCTTCTGGCTCATCCCCTTTCCTTCGTTGATGTGTGCGGCCTGGACGCCATAGGCGCCGCAGAGCACGCAGTTTTCGATCTTGTGTACCGCTGAGAGCCACTTGCTCGAGCGGAATGGCTGGGAGCGCTGGCGGAGCATCAGGCAGCCCTCCTCTCGCCATAGATGGCGTACATGAGGTCTTCCGGATGCGGCAGCAGCAGGCCCAGGTGCTCGGCGCAGTAGGCGTCAAGCAGCTCCAGGTATGTAGTCATCTGCTGGATCGTGAAGGCTCGTGTCTTGGCGCGGCCGACTCGGTACCGGGTGCCGTCCGGCAGCTCTACCGGGTGCACCTCGGACGGCCAGAGCTTGCTGACCAGGATCTCGTGCCATTCCTCAGCACTGGCTATCTGCCCGAACGACTCGCGCAGGTGCTGCTGGATCAGGCCATTCCACTGCCATAGCAGACGGTTTTGGGCGTCGGAGCGCTTGCTGCGAATCTCGGTAATTGCCACCTTGCGAGGCTTGGAGAGGTCCAAGCCCTGCAGGAAGCTGATCAGGCGCTGGCGGTCCATGTCGGAGCGGAGCATGAGGTCAGCCATTTACGCGGCCTCCTTCAAAGCCGGCAGCGAGCTCAACGAATGCTGCGTAAGCCACTGCTGCCACTTGCCCGTTTCCAGAGGAGCGGTATCGGTCCACCCTTCCGGCCATCCCATCAGCCACTCGTGGATTGCCGGGCTCGGACGCCCAAACACTCGCCGGAACTCGCGCGCGGCCGGCCACTTCTGCATTGAATCGGCGCAGTAGTTCGCCTTGGTCGTCGGCGTGTGCAAGTAGCCAGTAGCGTTGCCGAACGTGGTCAGCACCCAGGTCTGCCGCGGACAGGGGAAGCATTCGGACTTGGTAACCCATGCGAACGAGGTCGCGTCCGGCTTCTTCGATTGCTCGCTCGGCGACGTTTTCGGCGAAGACAAGCCGGGGAGCGACATCTGCCACGATCCGGCGCATCTCCGGCCAAAGGTTTTCAGCGTTGTTGCGTCCAGCTGCTGCAGTGCTGAAGGCTTGGCAGGGAAACCCTCCAGATACGAGGTCAACAATTCCGCGCCACGGTAGGCCGTCAAATGTCCGAACGTCATCCCAGACGGGGAACGGCGGGAGGACTCCATCGTTTTGTCGCTGGACCAGTACCCGCTGACAGTGCTCGTCGTGCTCGACGGCGCAGACAGGAGTGATGCCGAGCAGGCGGCTTGCGAGCAGGCCGCCACCAGCGCCCGTGAATAGAGAAAGCTCATACACGGCGCGCCTCCCGCTTGTCGTGGTCGTCCTGGCACTCCTTGCAGCGCACGGCGTTCTTCACGGCCTGGCGGCGAGCTGGGAGGATGTCCTCACCACAATCCAGGCAGTCCGGACGGCCATCGCCCTGCAGCCTGGCCTGTACCATCGCCACGCCACCGATACGATCCGCTTCCTCTAGGCCAGTAGCGCGGTCTGTTACGTCGGGAGCTGTGCGGGCCTGGTGGAAGGCTTCGGTGATTTGCATGAAGTCGGTCACTTGGCGGCCTCCTCTACGCGATGATCCCTTGGCATGCACCACATAGTTTCCTGGCCACGGCTGCGGGCCACGATGCAGGTGAAGTCCACTGTGTCCGAATAGAAGCTCCAGGCCGTCTCGTTGTTGCTGAAGCGATCGATGAGATGGATCAGCAGATTCGCCACGAAGAGCCCGATCAGTAGCGGAAGCAGCATCGAAGCGACGGTCTTGGTCAGTTTGTTGCGCTTGTCTTCTCTCATTTCCGTGCTCCTACGCCGCGCTGGGTGCTCCCGTCAGCACAGACGACGCGATGGTCATTGGGTTTGGGGAAGTAACGGTTTCGCCACCACGCGAGCCCTTGCTCGGCGATCGACGTCTCGCGCTCGACCGATGACCGTGCCTCGTTGACCCGCTTGTGGACCAGGCGCAGATGACTCTCCATCGGGCCGCGACCGAACATCTCGTGCAGTACCTCGTCCATGACTTCGCTGATGGGGCGCAGGTAGTCGAGGCAGTCCTCGCGCACAGACAGGATCGCCTTAAGCCATGCCGCCTGGCCGGCAGCCGCAAGATAGAGCTGGTCTAGGTCGTGCAACGAAACAAGAACCCACTCATCTCGACGCTGAGCCATAAGGCAGCAATTCATAAATCCGTGGGCATCGCTCTCCGGCCGCCCAACAAGAAAAACAACAGGACGCCCGGTAGCAGCGAGCACGCCTTCGGCCTTCTTTTTCTCTTCTGCAGTCGGGTACTTGCCCTTGACCTCCAAGTAGAACTCAGCGGCCGGCAAGTAGAAGTCCGGCAGGTATTTGCAGCCCTCGACCTGGATCAGGTCCGGCTCGTAGAGGTAGAACACGTCGATGGCCTCCATCAGGCGCGCCCACATCAGTTCGGTGTAGGAGCGCAGCTTGTAGCCGTTGTGCTCGAATACAGTCCGGCGGCTTTTCATCAGAAGTTCACCTCGATGACATTGCCGCTGCGGGCGTGCGCGGCGAGCGGGACAAAGCGGGACTTGTCGCCCTGGAAGGCGGTCGGGACAGTTCCGATTTCGCCGTCACGGTTCTTGCGGATCAGGATTTCGCCGATGCCCTTGTCCTGGGTGTTAGGGTGATAAACCTCATCCCGGTAAACGAACATCACGATGTCGGCGTCCTGCTCGATGGCGCCGGATTCGCGCAGATCGGAAAGCACAGGGCGCTTGTCAGGGCGGGACTCGCAGCCGCGATTGAGCTGGGACAGGATGATTACCGGGCACTCCATCTCGCGGGCCAGCAGCTTGATCTGGCGCGACATGACCGTTACGTCTTCAGTCCGGCCGGCGCCCTCGCCCTCGACCAGGCCCAAGTAGTCGATGACCACGAGCCCCATGCCGCCCATGCGATGCTTCTGGCGGCGGACGATGGAGCGGATGCGCGCCATGGTCATGACCGGCACGTCAGATACGACGATTGGCGACCGGCTCAGCTTCAGGCCCGCAGCCGCCAGCTCGGTGCTGTAGTCGTTGCTGCACTCGCCGGTCTTAAGGGATGGCAGCGGGATGCCGCCGACTGCCGCGAGCAGGCGATCCATCAGCTGGGTCTTGCTCATCTCCAGGCTGATGACGGCAACCGGCTTGCGCTGGTTGATGCCGACGTCTGCCGCGATGTTCATGGCCAGGGTGGTTTTGCCCATGGCAGGTCGGCCAGCAACGACGATCATCTGGCCCGGCTTCATGCCCTGGGTGTACTTGTCGAGGTCAGGGATACCAGTCCCAAGCCCGTCCATTGCTTCGCCCTTGGCGAAACGATCCAGGCGCACCTGCAGCACTTCGATGTGCTCCGCCCACATATCGGCCATGCTCTGGCATTCGGCGTCGCCGCCATCAGTACCGAGGGCCAGAATGGTCGACTGCACCTGCGCGATCTTGTCCTCGACGGTCGCTTGGTCATGAGCGATCTCGTGGATGCGCTCGGCGGCGGCGACGATCTGACGAGCCACGGCGCGGTCGCGGATGATCTTCGCGTAGGTCTTCGCGTTGGCAGCGGACGGGGTGTTGAACTGAATTTCGCCGGCATAGGCCGTGGTCCGAGTGCCGCTTGGCAGCTCAGCCATGCGGTCGCCAAGAGTGATCGCGTCAACCGGCTCGCCGTCGTTGTGCAGCTCCATGATCAGGCGGTACAGGTCGGCGTTGTCGGCGTAGGCGAACGCTTCGGGCGACAGGTCATCGCTCAGGACGTCGATCAGGTGGGGCTGCTTGAGCATTGCACCGATCACGCCGTGCTCGGCTTCGAGGCTGTGAAGTTCGATCATTGCTGCGCCTCCGAGATTTCACGGAAGACGGCGCGACTTACCAGAGCCTCCAAGCGGGGGACGACGTTCTGGCCACGGTAGAAAACTTGGCTGCGGTTGTTGGCCTTCTCGAAGAATGGGAGCCAGAAGCCCTTGCCGCTCTGGTGGGCCTCAGATTCGTTCCAGCGCTCAACGATCATGCTGCGCAGCGCCTTGTCGGTCTTCACGGTGACAGCGGCGAGGTTCGGGCAAACGCGGTGGTACAGGTCGATGATCTGGTCTACCGGGACGCCAGCCTCGTTCACGGTGCCAGCGGCTTTGCGGTGAGCGCTGCCAAGCCACTTGACCAGGAAGCGGCGCCAGTCCTTCTTCGGGCGATTAGCGGAGGCCCAGGCGGCGGCGCGAACGATCTCAGTCTCGACGTCAACCGGTGCGTAGGCTTTCGCCCACTTGGTGATCAGGTCAGAGCTGACCTGGAAGTCCTCGCCGTTGAACGAAACCCCGGAATCTTTCTCGACCTGGGTGGGCTCGCCCCCTTGGGGGGCAGTAATCTGTTCCGAAGGAACAGTTACTAGGGGTTCTTTCTTTGTATAAAGAAGGGTAGTTGCCGTTTTGGTCTCACTCGCATCAGAAACCAGTGAGACGATTTGGGCTGAGTGAGACGATTTGGTCTCAGTGAGACGGGCTTTCTTCTCTTCGTAGAAGGTCCATTCTTTCGATGGGGAAACACCCAGCTCACCGCGGCTACCACCGACACGGAAGATGATCCGACGCTCGAGCAGGTGACTGATCGCCTTCGATACGACATCGCGGCGCATGTTGGTCAGCTTGCCGATCTCGTCAGCAGAGAGACGCTTGCTCTCGACGTTGTAGCCGATGGTCTGGCGGGCGATAGCCATCACGACGCGGAACTCACGAGCCGGCAGATCAACTGCAGCCAGAGCCTCCATGATGCTGTTGTCCATCCGGGTGAACCCCCGTTGGGTGTTGCCAATCTGAATAACGTTGTCCATAATCTTTCTCGTTGTTTAGCTGTTCCGAAGCCACCCTTGCCCGGTGGCTTTTTTTTGCTTCCGAATCAGGTACTGGATAAATCCTCACCCTCCCCGCTTCGCTTACCTGTCCGATCCGCTGGCCCTAAGATGGGAACCATGGAAACCACTGACAGGGATGTCTCTTATGCAGCAGCTCGCTTCCGCGACTTCGGGTACAGATCAGGACGAAGCTCGTGACGAGAAACGCCGCTGGCCGCCTCGATCTGCAAAACACGTTCGGCTGGCACTCGACCGGTAGCGCACATGCGCTGTACGGCCTGAGGAGAACAGCCAAGAAGCCTGGCGAGAGCTGACTGCCCACCTGCTGCAGCCGCAGCACGAGTGGCGGCGTTTTCGTTCATGTGGAACTCCGTTTATCTCGAACTACAACGCAAAGTTACAGGGATGCAGAGGATTTTACAAGGGAGAATTGCAATGCCAGTTACAACCGGCGGTTGTATCGTTAGCGGCATGAACAGCATCGGAAAACGCATCGCGCTCTTGCGCGAACTGAAGGGCTGGAACCAGTCGGAACTGGCCCGCGAAATGAAGGTTACGCCCCAGTCTGTACAGGCATGGGAGGCCGGAAAGAACGTGCCTCGTCAGCAGAAAATGACAAGGCTTGCCGAGGTTCTTGGCGTGAGTGTCGGCGAGCTGATGAGCGACGATGCGATTGAGGGTGAATTCCAGCGCATCACTGGCCAACTCGAATCGAACGTTGAGCAAGGCCCGCCAATCGTCAGCCCCTACCGCGCTATCCCTATCGTCGGCACTGCGCAGATGGGCGCCGATGGCTACTGGTATGCCCTGGAAGAAGGGGAAGGCTACGTTGATGTGCCATCCAAAGACCCTGGCGCCTACGCCCTTCGCCTGCGCGGCGATTCGATGGCTCCCGCTATCCGTTCTGGCTGGATCGCAGTCTGTGAGCCAAACGGCAGGCTTGTGCCTGGCGAGTACGTGATGATCCGGCTAGTCGACGGCGAATGCATGCTCAAGGAGCTGCTATACGCGAACGACGAAGAGGTCAGCGTGATGTCGCTCAATCCCGCATACAGCCGGCGCACGATTCCGATGGAACAGATTGAGCAGATGCACTACGTGGGCCATATCGTGGCGCCGAGCAAGGTTAGGGTGTAACCACAGCGCAGGGAAGCAAATCTGGTATGGCAAAGCAGAAAACCATCCCCTACGAAGAGGCCAGGCAGGCCATAGATGCGCTAAAGGTCTGGCCGTCCAGCGCCGCTCTTGCTTGGAAAAAACCCGCGACAAAGAAGATGCCTTCTCCGTACAGCTTCCGGACATCGCTGGCGCTGGATATCGAGCAAACCAAGTTCGCAGAAGACTGGTTTGTCGAGCTGTACTACAAGAAGAGCCCTGTGCCCGGAGTTCGCGACACCCTGTCGATCACGTTCATTGTGAACAAGGCGCGCATCATAGCCATCGACGACAACGGCCCAAGCTCGCACATGAACAAGGTCGGAGTTGGATTGCCGTTTTATCAGAAGGTGGCCGATCACCCGCACCTGCATATCCCCATCCCAGAAGCGTCCTATGGCTACGCAGAACCTCTGAGCGGCACTACCGTCCAGGCTATGTGGGAGCTATTCTTGACCAAGGCAAACATCACCAACGCTCCGCGCTTTGAGCTGCCGGAATTCGGCCAAATGGGATTGAACGTATGAACTGCACACTGATCGGCGCCCAGCTTGGATTCAAGTGCAAGCCTGTGGCTGATGGGCTGTTCTACCTCGAATCCCCTCTAACTCTCCCCTTCGACGGCAACCTGATCGGCGCGTATATCCAAGATATTGGCAATGGGCATGTGCGCATAAGCGACAATGCCGACACGCTTTTCGTGGCCATGACTCATGGCGTAAAGCCAACGGCTGAGCGAGGGCGAAAGATGGCCGAGCTGGTCGCGTCCAGCGGAATGGAGCTGTCCGACCAGGGCGAAATCTTCAAGGCCTGCCCGGAAAGCCAGCTTGGGTTCTACCTCGCCCGCTTCATTGAGGCTGCCGAGTACGTGGGATTCGCCTGTAACAAGATGCGCCCCTCGCCAATGTCGCGATTCGACCAGGTTGTGGGTTCAGCGCTGAAGAAGGCATACCCAAAGAATCTGAAGACTGACTACAAGATCATTGGCGCTAGCGGCCACCAGCTAACCCTTCCCTTCGCTATTGAGGTCGAGGGCGGGAAGACGGCTCTGATCCAGACCGTTTCAAATAAAGATGGCAAGGTGGACTGGAGTCTTGTCTATCGCGCGGTAGGGAAAATGCTAGATATCAAGAATGCTCATGAGGACACCGCACGGCACGTCATCTTGGAACCTGGCGATGAAGATGACAGCCGAAAAGCGGCGACAGCTCTCGCCGACGCAGCCTCCGTAATCATCTACGCCGGACCGCAACACCTGGTGGCGTCCCTCGCCGCCTAACCAAGCCCCGCACCACGCGGGGCTTTTTGTATCTGCAGCACCCTCTCCTACTTTGGTCTGAGCCACTTCTTTACATGTGGCAACGGGCCACCATGTTTCTTCTTGCCCGGTGAAACCCTCACAATTACTGTGTGGATATCCAGCAGTAAGGAGGACCACAATGAATCGGATGCAACCTCAAGCCATTACGCACCACTGCCAGGCATCGACCTATAGCCGCTTGGTGCGCCGGGTGAACCTAGCGCTGACGGCGCCAACAGCTCAGCGCGAACGCCAGGCAAACCTCAGGCCTGGGCCGGATGATCGCCCTGAAGACTGGGAGCGCCTTCTTGAAGAGATCGAGCAGGCCGACAACGTGACCATGCGACGAAGGCCAGATGGAAGCGTGCACGTCATCTGGCGGTGCGCAAGCTGCTAGCTGCATGCTTGCATTTCATGTTTGACATGCTTGCTTAGCGGTGGCCAAATGCAAGCACAGACAACTGTGCGAGGATTTTGCAAGCATGAGCGAGCCAACCGGAAAGGCCAAAGGAGGAGTCGCGCGCGCCCATGCGCTAACGGCTGACGAGAGGAAGGATATCGCCAAGAAGGCTGCGGAGGCCCGTTGGGCTGCGCCAAAGGCGTTATACGTCGGAGAGCTGTCTATCGGGGAGCTAACCATTGATTGCGCAGTTCTGCCAGACGGCACGCGAGTGCTCTCGCAACGCGGAGTCGGTCGGGCGCTTGGTCGCAGCTATGGTGGCAAAGACTTCCGCGTCTCCGGCGACGAAGATGCCGGTGGGAAACTACCCTTTTTCATGAATGCAAACACCCTAAAACCCTTTATTTCCAGTGAGTTAGCGGCGCTGGTCTCAAAGCCAATTCCGTATCGACACGAGCAAGGCGGCGGCGTGGCGCACGGTATAAGCGCAAGCGCCCTTCCCCAGATATGCGAAGTTTGGCTCAAGGCAAGGGAGGCTGGCGGGCTTACCAAGGTTCAGCTACCAATGGCGGCAAAGGCCGAAATAATCATGCGCGGCCTGGCGCACATTGGCATCACCGCGCTTGTCGATGAGGCCACCGGTTACCAAGAGGTCCGCGACAAGCAGGCGCTCCAAGCGATCCTCGACCAGTACCTGCGCAAGGAGCTGGCTGCATGGGCTAAGCGGTTTCCAGACGAATTCTATTCTCAGATGTTCAGACTGAAAGGCTGGCAGCGCAAAGACCTAAGCTCGCCTTCGCGGCGCCCAGGTGCTGCTGGGATGTACACCAATGATCTGGTCTACGAGCGGCTGGCTCCGAACATCCTTGCAGAGCTTGAGGCGCGCAATCCAAAGGACGCTAAAGGCAATAGGAGAGGCAAACACCACCAGCTTCTAACCGATGATGTAGGGCACCCGGCGCTAGCGCAGCACCTGCACGCACTGATCGCTCTAATGCGTGCCTCGCCTTCCTGGGACCAGTTCATGCTTATGGTCAACACAGCCTTCCCCAAAAAGAACGACACCCTGCTGCTGGACTTGCAGCCCTGCGATTAGTCGCGGGAACACTGACACCCTAGCCCGCCACTGAGCGGGCTTTTCTTTGAAGAAAATTACAATTTCCACTTGCAAGCTACAATTTCTAGTTGTAATGTTCACCCATCGAAGCGAAACACAGCGACGACAGGCCGAGAGGCCTCGGGGCAACCCGAAACGCTCTTTAAAACTGAAGCGCAACAACCAAACAGACCGCATTGCCTCTGCTGGCGACCGGCGATCAGACAGCCCCGAAAGGCTGCCCACGCGAGGAAGAACCTCGACGGCTGACGATGGCATAGCCAGAACCGTGCGAATGACCCAGCACGCAATGCAAAGCGCCTAGATCCCCAGGGCGTGTAAGGGGAGTGACTTTCACTGATGCCCGTTGGAGACAGCGGGCATTGGGAAAGCAGCAAAACCAAGGAGAACCACGATGGACACGATCCAAATTGATGGTTGGCAAGGACGCCTCGGCGAAGGCCTGGCCCCACGCCAGTTGCTGGCCGTTCTCTGGGCAGCGACAGACAAGACGGCAAAGGAAATCGCCCGGCTGATGGACTGCAGCCACTACACGGTCAAGCAGCAGCTCGACGACGCCCGATTCAAGCTCGGCAACCAGCGCACCACTCGCGGCCTCTGCCTTGAAGCCATGCGCCGGGGAATCATCGCCCCGCTGGTCCTGGCGTTATTGGTAGGCGCCGAGCACAACCCGCAGGTTCGCCCGACTCGCCGGCCAGAGGCTCCACGCTCTCAGGTGGTAGTGAGAGCGCAGCGGATGGAAGAGGCGCAGTTGGCGGCTTAACAGCAATCGAATATCGCCGGAGTGGAACGATGAACAAAGGTATTGGCAGCTTCAAGTTCGTGAACAACTCGAACAGTGACATTCGAGTTATCCAGCCTGTTTTTGATGATGCGTACGTGACCGGCGCTCTGCCTGATGATTACGCAGACCTGTTCACCATCGAAATCCTAAATGGCTACAACGAAGACGGAACCGACCGCATGGTAATTGACCACGCCTAACCCCACCCCCGCAGCTTGGCGACAGGCTGCAGCGGGGATTAACAGAATGGAGAGAGAGATGAGTACATACGTTGTTTGGTGCCCGGACCTGGGCCAGGAGCAGGAAGACGGCGCGACGATCACGGCGACTGACCCCGCCGATGCGGCAGAAGGGTGGGCGGAATGGCACGACCGCAGCAGTGCAGAATATCGGATTGCCAGCGGGCGCGAGGAGATCGTGATAGTCCGCGACGTGGATACCGGCGAGCAGCGCGAATGGATTGTGCGCGGCGAGGCGATGCCGTACTACACGGCGCAGCCTGGGGAGTCCGCGACGATCCGGGCGCAGGTGGCGCCGGGCCGGTGGGAGGATGTACCTAGACGTAGCGAGGCAAACAAATGAAATGGCAGCCGATTGAGACTGCACCCACAGACGGCACACGCATCTTGCTACGCGGCAGGAACGGCAGGATTGCTGATGGACACTATGGGCAGCCGGATGGGTTTGCAAACCCTAAGCGGTTTGTTTGGCCGTACATCAATGCAACCCCGACACACTGGGCTCCGCTCGCGTTGATTGCTGCCAGCCCATGCATGTATGCACTGCTTGAAAAGCGAGCTGACCAGGGAGACGAAGAAGCCAGAAATCTCATAAGGAGAATCAGCAATGGTTAGGCAATGCGAAGTTTGCAAGGCTGATTACAAGCCAAGGAGAGCATCGAGTCGTTTCTGCTCCCGAAATTGCCTATGGAAGGCAAATGCTCAGCGCGCGCCGCACAACAAGGGCAGCGGCCAAGGGTGGACAGATAAGCGAGGGTATAGGTGGGTTTACGTCATGGAGAACGGCCGTAGCGTAGCTAGACGCGAGCACCGGGCTCTAATGGAGAAGCATCTAGGGCGAAAGCTTGAGCCATGGGAGCTTGTTCACCACAAGGATGGAAACAAAACAAACAACGACATAGCCAATCTTGAGCTGTGCGAGTGGGGCGAGCATACAGCCGAACATCACCGAAACGGACGCAAATCAGAAGACGCCAGGCGATCAATGGAGGCTTTCGCCCTGATGCGCGAGCAGCTACGACGAGAGCGAGAGGTAAAAGCTGATCTGCTGGAGGCGCTGGAGTCCGCACAGATGGCGATTATGGGCTACACGCACCAGAACGCAATAACTCTGGCAGCGCTGGAGAAGGCCCGTGCCGCCATCGCCAAGGCCCGCGGCACGCCATGCTAACCGGCCCCGAAGTCATGATCATTTGCGGCGTATTGGCAGCGCTGTACATGTGGGATTGGTGGAGAAGGAATTGGAAAGGAGAGAAGTGATGGAAGATCGAGAATTGCTTGAGCTGGCAGCAAAAGCGGCCGGGATTAATCATCCAGGAGGCGAGCACTGCGTTAACGGTCCAGCAGTATGGGACTGTGACGCGCTACGCTGGTGGCGACCTCTCACCGATGATGGCGATGCGCTACGCCTGGCGGTGAGGCTAGGAATTCAGCTGCACTTCGAGGGCGGCGAGAAAGACGATGCAGTTTGGGCGAACGAAACAATGCTGTGGACTGATGGCGACCGCCTCTCAGCCACCCGCCGCGCCATCGTCCGCGCAGCCGCCGAGATCGGCCGCACCAAGTAACACCCCCGCCTGAACCCGCCAGGCCAGACCCCAAGGTCTGCGATAACCGTAGGCGCGCGGTGCTGGTAGCGCAATGACCATCAGCTGGAGCCGATCCGGCAGCACGGAAGACAACTCCTGCCTAGCGCCTGCCGGGAATCGGTAGCAGGCCGAATGGCTCACGTAACGAGCCTGCATCGGAGAGGGATTGGCGGCAGGCAAGTGCTTCGGGCGGCTCCCTGTCGTGGCTTCGATCCCTCTCCGATGCAGTGGATTCGCCGCAATCGGTATATCCGAGGGAAAACCGGAAACGGATAAAAGCTGGACTTCGGCAGCCAGCCACACCTGCATCACCCATTCCCCCGCCCATCCGGGCAACCGAGGTATCCACCATGAAGCACTACGGACCCATAGGGCGCCGCGAACAGCCGTGCCCGGATGACAGCGTTTCGATTAAAGAAGCGATCCACGAACAGCTCGACGAGCTCGAGCCCAGCATCGTCGCCGCCTACGCAGAGTTCGTTGCGGACAAGGTTGAGGTGCCGGTCGAGATGGCCGCCTCGCTGATCCTGGAGATGGGCGTCAGATGGCGCTGGGAGAGCACGCAGGCCGCCATAGGGCAGCGTAACCCATGGCTTGCACTGGCGCTGTCCGAACTCGTCACGAGCATCCACGAGCTAAAGGATGCATTCATCGAACACCACGCGGCGCAGTTGCGCAGCAAGGCAGAGCAGATCAAGCAGGAGGCGGCATGAACAAGGAAGCAGTGCGTTATCTAGTGAAGGCCGGGAGCGAGTGCAGCGAAATGGTTTATGCCTCCGACTACGACGCCCTTCTCGCTGAGCGGGATCGGCTGCGGGAGGACCGAGATAGCCAGCAGCGCGTGTGCATCGCTGAAATGGAGAAGGTCAACCAGCTCCGAGCTGAGGCCGAGGCGCTGAAGAAAGATGCCGAGCGGTATCGGTGGCTGCGGATGGCCGACTGGTGGAACAGCCCGCTATGCGTCATTCGCGATCCGAAGCAACAAGCCAAGCCGGGGACTGACTGCCCAAGCCGAGATCGCCTAGACGAAGCGATAGACGCCGCCCAGCAAGGAGCCCAGCCATGAACGCCTACGTCCTCAAGGAGCTGGCCGGCGCCCTAGGCATCACCGTAGCCGGATCGCTTATCGGAACTCTCGCCTACGTGGCGCTATTGGGGGGTGTGTGATGGCCTCGAACTATCAGCGCGCCAGGCGCTACGCATACTGGAAGGGCTTCTCTATCGCCCTGCTCGTTTTCACAGGATGGATATACGTCAGCGCGCTGGCGGGGAGGGTTACTGGATGAGCCTTGAAGAACGCAGGAAGGCAATGAATGAGATGGCCGCGCGCATCAACGCTGGCCGCAAGCCGAAGTTCGGCGACCTGATGTGCAATCTGTGGGCGGGCGACACGAACCCTAACAAGTTCGGAATGTTCGTCCGGCAGCGCCGCGTAACCGGCCGCATGAACCCTGGCCTATGGTTCGAGCTAACCGATGGCTCCGGGAAGTTCTGGGAAACGAACGGCGAGGCAACCGTGTTTGCCAGTCACCTGAAAGGCGACGAGGTGCTGCCATGAACCGCACCCTCCCCCTCCCCTACGACACCGGCCCGCACGACGACACCCCATCAGGACACAGCTTCGCAGCTGCTTGGTGGACCCTTACCGGGTTCGGCGTCCTTTCCGCAACGCTCGCTTTCGGCCTAATTGGTGAGGCGGCGATCTTTCACTTCTTTGGAGGTTGAGCATGAACGCTCCAGTCGAGGCGATCACGCCAGGCTACTACCGCGACCTCAGTAACGAGGCCTACCACTGCGGGCCAGGCGTCTCTAAGTCGCAGCTTGACCTGATCCACAAGAGCCCGGCTCTGTACCAGTGGAACAAGGCCGCGCCGGAAGACCCGGACAAGTCGAAGGCGCTGGACTTTGGCGATGCGACGCACGCCTACCTGCTGGAGCCTGAGCGGTTCACTGCGCAGTACGCCATAGGGCCGGCCAACGCGCCGCGCAACACCAAGGCGGGCAAAGAGGCCTGGGAGGCTTTCGAAGCGACACTGGGCGAAGGCCAAGTTGTGCTCACCGCCGACCAGGGCAAGCAACTCGATCTGATCAAGCGCAGCGTCCTGGCTCACCCGCACGCACGCTGGCTGATTGAAACGGAAGGCGACGTAGAGGCAAGCATCTACTGGAACGACCCGCTGGAAGGCGTGCTGTGCCGCTGCCGGCCAGACAAAGCCATCCCGGCGCTCGGCTGGCTGATGGATCTCAAGACCACCGCCGACATGGCGCGCTTCATCCGCTACTTCCACGAATACCGCTACCACGTGCAGGACGCCTTCTACAGCGACGGTTACGCCGAGCACTTTGGCGAGCAGCCGGCCGGCTTCGTGTTTCTGGTGGTCAGCACCAGCATCGACTGCGGCAAGTACCCGGTGCGCCTATTCACGATGGACGCCGAGACGAAAGAGGCTGGCCGCCAAGCGTACCGGCGCGACCTAGCCACCTATGCCGACTGCCTGCGCAACGACGAATGGCCGTCAATCGAAACACTCACCCTGCCCCATTGGGCAAAGGATCGGATATGAGCACTGAACTGCAAAACCCATTCGCGCCCAAGGGCATGGCGGCGCACGTCAACCATGGCACGGTCAACATCGAGCAGAGCCGAGCAGTCACCGAGGCACAGGGCAAGCTGTTGCTGGCCAAGCGCTTCCCGCGTGACGAGGCGCTGGCGTACAGCAAGATTATGTCGTCGTGCAGCCGGCCTACCCTGGCAGCGTCCGGCGAGTACGCATACCCGCGTGGTGGCCAGACTGTTTCTGGTCCATCCATTCGCCTTGCCGAGGAACTGGCCCGCTGCTGGGGAAACATCGAATACGGCGTGCGCGAGCTGAGCCGACAAGAAGGCAACAGCGAAATGGAGGCCTACGCCTGGGACCTGGAGACGAACACCTATTCGTCGCAGAAGTTCACCGTGCGTCACCTGCGCGACAAGAAAGGCGGCGCTCAAGTGCTGACCGAGGAACGCGACATCTACGAGATCACTGCAAACATGGGAGGCCGCCGCCTGCGCGCCCGCCTGCTGGCCATCCTGCCGCCCGATCTGGTGGAGGCTGCCGTGAACCAGTGCCGCAAAACGCTGGCCGGCGATACCAGCCTGCCACTGGCTGATCGTGTTCGCGCTCTGGTCGATGCGTTCGCACAGCAAGGCGTCACCGAAAAGCACCTGCGCGCCTACCTGAACAAGAGCCTAGACGAGATCCTGCCCGAGGAAATCGCTACGTTGCGCGGCGTTTACAACAGCATCAAGAACGGCCAGGCCGGCGTTGCCGACTTCTTCTCGGTCAAGGCAACCGAAGGCCAGTCCGCCGAACTCAACCAGGCGCTTAACTCTGCCGCAAAGGCTGAGCCCGCCTAAGCCCCCCGCCACCACGACACGGGGCGCCACCGGCAACGCATGATGCGGCGCCGGATAACGAGCTGGACTGGCCCGCCGCGGCGATCAGGGCCTACTAATTCAAACCCCTGGAGACACCTGCATGAGTAACCTCAACCGCTGGGAAGGCATTGGCCGCCTGGGTCAAGACATTGAAATGCGCTACATGCCGAACGGCAACGCCGTGGCGAATTTCAGCATCGCCGTCGACGACAGCTACAAGGACAAGCAGACCGGGCAGAAGGTCGAGCAAACCGAGTGGGTGCGCTGCGTAGCCTTCGGCAAGACCGCTGAGTTCCTTGGCGAGTGGCTGCACAAGGGCAAGCGCATTCTGGTCTGCGGCAAGATGAAGACGCGCGAGTACGAGAAGGACGGGATCAAGCGGTACGCGACAGAGATTCATGTCGGCCAGGGCACCGAAATCATCGACTGGCCGGAGAAGGATGCGGCGCGGCAGCAGCCGGCACCACGCCAGCAAGCCCAGCAGCAACCAGCCGCACGCCAGCAACCGGCGCCGGACTACGACAGCTTCGACGACGACATCCCCTTTGCCGATCCCTACCGCGGCGCCCGCTCGCTGCTGATCTGATCCACCCCGGGCGCCCAGCGCGCCCTCCTCCCCGGTACACACCCATGACATTTTGCAACCTAACCCCAGCGGGCCGGGCGGCTGATGCTGCCTGGCTTTCACGACTCGTCGCCGAATCAGGCGTACCCATCCAGCAGGTCGAAGGCTTCCGCGAAGTGAAACCCATTGAGCGCAAGCGCTGGCACGACCAGACGACCGTACTCAAGCGCCGCCGCGATCCGAAGCGTGAGTTGGCGGCATTCGCCCGCAAGGCACTGGAGCAGATGGCATGAGATTCCCCGACGTGCTCGACGCCATCCGCCACGCGGCGTACCGGGCGGAAATCACTGGCAAGCCGTGGGGCGTCTACGCGCTTGCCCAATACATCGCGGCGCCGCTCGGTGACCTGAGCGACGCGGCACTGCTGGAGGTGTGCCAGCCATGAGCTGCATCGTGACCCTCTTTTCCAGAGATAACCGAGTGTCGCGGCCGGTAGTGCGCGGCACGGAGCCACGCAAGCCTACCGACTGGCAGGCCAGCGCCTGGTTCGTGCTGCCGAACGGCGAGAAGCACACGCACAGCGCGACGGCACGCGGCGAAACAGTCACCGGCCTCGTCGCCTACATGGGCGCCCTGATCGACAGCCTGATAGCTGACCACGGCAACCAGGTAGCCAGCGCCGGCTGGACGGCCACGACGCACGGGAGGCGGAAGAAATGACAGCAGTAGCCAAACACCTGGACGGTGAGCTGGTCGAGGACGTTTCGGAGTTCTTCGCCCCAATGTCTGCCGATCTGGTAGACGGCCTGATCGGCCAATACAACGCATCACGCGGCAACATCGAGGCGCTGGCTGCCGCCGTGCGCGATGGCCAGAACGCATCAGCCCTGCACTACTTCGTCGAAGGCAACGTGCGGGAGCAGCGGCACAGTATGCCTACCACGGTCGAGGCGCTGTTTCGCGTCGAAGGCGCCATTGCCCAGCTCAACGCCGACTTCTGGAGCCGCGCACTGCGCATGACCGACGTGATGGACTACATGCCGCAGAAGCGCCGCGAAGAGTGGTACGAGCAAATCCGCAATCCCGAGGGACGCAAGGCCAGCAAGTACAGCGGAGAGACAGAGCTTCCGGCCCTCCCTGAGTTCGAGGAGGCGACGGTTCGGTCAACGCTGACCAGCTTACTGCACAGCCGTTCGCAATTCCTGGCAGAGCGCGTAGACGGAATCTTCCGAGCCCTGAGCAGGCAGCACGTCACAAACCAGCCGCAGGGATTCGGCAAGAGGATGATCATCCAGGGCGTGTTCAGCTACGGGACGGCCGGGCACATAAACGACCTGCGCTGCGTGATCGCCAAGTTCATGGGGCGCGACGAGCCAAAGCATGGCTCTACCGATCCCGTCATCAAGGCGGCGAGTCGGCAAAATGGCCAGTGGATGGCGGTTGACGGCGGCGCGCTGAGGATTCGCGTATACGGCGGCGTGGCCACGGCTCACCTTGAAGTTCACCCGGACATGGCGTGGCGGCTCAACGCTATCCTGGCGAACCTGCACCCGACAGCTATACCGGCTGAGCTAAGAACAAAGCCGAAGCGCACCAAGAAGCTCAAGGACTTCGAGCTGTTCGACAGGCCGCTGCCGTTCGCCGTGGTTGACCTGCTCGCCGGGATGCGCCAAGTCAGCGAAAAGCTGGACGGCTGGCCAGAGCGCTACAAGGAAGTGCCGAACGCGATGCGCTTCGACTACGGGCAGCATGACAAGGCGGCTATGGCAGAAGCTGAGAAGGTGTTGCAGGCGCTGGGCGCGGCCAAGGCCAGCCACTACTGGCAGTTTGATTACAACCCGGTCGAGGTGCTGGACGCCGTAGTGTGCTCTGGCTGCATCCCTGACCAGAAGTCTCACCAGTTCTACCCGACCCCGGAGAGTATCGCGCTGGCGGCGGTTGAGCTGGCTCAGATCGAACCGCACCACGGCGTGCTTGAGCCGAGCGCAGGCCAGGGTGGCATTGCCGATCATCTGCCACAGCTGCAAACGACCTGCGTCGAGATCAGCCCTCTGCACTGCGAGATCCTGCGAGCCAAGGGGCACAGCGTCATTGAGGCGGACTTTCTGAAGTGGGCACCAGGCCAGCCCAAGGCCGACCGGATCGTGATGAACCCGCCATTCAGCGAAGGCCGCTGGCAGGCGCACCTAGAGGCAGCTGCTGCGCTGCTCAAACCGGACGGACGCCTTGTGGCAATCCTGCCGGCCAGCGCCAAAGGCAAGGATCTGCTGCCGGGCTTCGCGCACGACTATTCACGCATCTACTACAACGAGTTCGCCGGCACGAGCACTGCCGTCGTGATCCTGACTGCTACCCACAAATGAACGCACCCATCTTCTGCCGCACGGACGGCAAGCGGATCGGCCAATGCGCCTGCTTCCGCTGCCGCCCACCGGAGGCCCCATGCGACCCAAGACCCAAATCTGGCTGCACAAGCCGACCAACACCCGCCACTACATTGCCGGATCGAACGGTGCCGCGTTCCTGATGCAGGCGCTGAGCGGCTTCCGATGGGCACCCGAGGCGGAACTCTGCAATCACGACATCTGGAGCAAGGTATGAACGACACACTGAAGGTAGCCGGGCGAATCGGCGCTGAGCTGGGGGCTGCGAAGGCGGAGAACGATAGGCTGCGCGGGTTGCTGGCCGAGGTCGTCAACTATCTGAACGGCAGTAAGCTAAACCGGATTGAGAGCGGCTCGATATTGCACCGCAAGCTGTTTGACGCCCTATCCCAGCAGCCCGAGCCCACCGACACCTTCACCGCCGTCGACATGGCCACAGCCGCAGCGCAGGGGTTCAGGGATGGGCAGGCGGCAGTAGAGCAAGCCCCGGCGCAGGATGAGCGGCATAGCGGGCCTGCACGCTACATAGTAGCTCCGACAGGAAGAGGGTTCTGGCCTTTCTGTGTGCGTTCCGGCGATGGCACCCGCGAACTTTTCGTCGGTCATCGCAAAGAGTGTGAGCGTGTAGCAGCCGAATTAGCGGTCGCCTTCGAAGACGGGAAATTCGTCGCCACCCGCCCCGCGCAGACCGAGCAGCATCCGGTGGCGCATCGCCTAGTTAACGCTGAAGGCGAGGTAATGACCGACTGGCACGACGGCGCGCCCCCGGACAATTTCATAGATCTCTGTGGAGTCGCAATGGCCGGCACTCGTGTTGAGCTGGCATTCGCCGCCCCCGTCGCGCAGACCGCCCCGCAGCCGGAGCAGAGCTGGCGAGAAACGATGACAGTTCCCAAGCAGGTCATCGTCTTCGCGCATCAGCTGGCGGAAATGGTTGTGCAGGACGAAGCACCGCGGACCCGCCGACGGACAGCGCTGGCGTTGATCGCCGCCCTGTCCGCCCGAGACACCAGCAAGTTCGAAATCGGTGACCGCGTGAAGAAGACCAGTGGCAGTGAGTGGGTCGGCCACGTCTGCGGCACTTACTCCACTGCACTGACCCCGGAAGGCTACGCCGTAGAGAGCGAGGCCCACGCCGGCAGCGTGCAGATTTACCCCGCCAAGGCGCTGGAGGCAGTAGATGACTGAATCCAGCCTCAGGCCCGGCGACGTGATCCGCACGCGGCGCGTTGCTCTCGGTATCACCCAGGACGCGCTGGCAGAACAGGTAGGCGTCAACAAGGCGACAATCTCTCGCATTGAGCGCGGCTACGACGGCGGATGGATGAACATAGTGGCGCTACTGCAGGCAGTCGGCGCGGAGGTGATTGTGAGATGAGCGAAGAACTGAAGCCGTGCCCGTTTTGTGGGAGTTCTAAGATAAGCTTTTCCTCGCACCAGATCGGCATTGCCGTCGGGTGCGACTCATGTGGCGCAGTGTCGGAGATCCAAGGCTCTAAGGAGCAGTGCGCAGAAGCCTGGAACCGCCGCGCCAAGCCCGCAGAGGCGGAAGGGGCAGTCGAGATGGGCAGCGATGCGTGGATGGCCCTGCACCTTCTGGACCGGCTCGACGTGAGCGCAGATGAAGAGCCACGCGTGCAGCAGGTCGAAGAGATCGTTCGCCGCATGGGTGCCGCCCTGTCAGCCGTGACCGCCGAGCGGGATAGGCTGCAACAGTTCGAGGCCGCATACAACGAATGGCACGACAAGACAGAGTGGGTGCAGAAAACCGCAGAGGCGCACGATCTAGGGAAGCACCGCGCCGACGTGCTCAAGGAGCGGGTTGACAAGATTCAAGCCGAGGTCGATGGGCTGCGGGAGGCCGAGTCTCTGCTTCTGAGTGTGTGCGATGACCTGATGCGCCATGAGAACGCAGACGTTCGCATGGTTACCTGCATTGAGCTGAACAACTGGCTGACGAAGCGCGCCGCCATGGCTGCGAAGGAGGCGTGATATGTCGTTCGAATTCGATAGAGATATCAGCGACTCGGCAAAGGCGTGGATGAAGCTTCTCGGAAACTTCGGTCCTACAGTTCGAGCCGAAAGCAGAGAGATGAAGGGCGTGACCGTCGATGACGATGGCGATCACGTCAAGACCTACTATGACAGCGGCGAGCTGCGCGAACTGGCCCAAGCCTGCATTGAGGTTGCCGACTGGCTTGATCGTCGAGCCGGCGCCTAACCACCTAACCCCACCCAAACACAAAGCCTGCCGGCGAGAGTCGGCGGGGAGGATTTGCACGCATGTCAAACGCATGGCTGAACATCCGATTCGGAAACTACCACCTAATCCTTGGCGAGAACGGATTCTTCTCGGCGCGCTGGTCGCGCAACGACTACCACAAAGACAACCCGGTTCGCTTCGAGATCTACACGCTCAAGCCCTTCGTGCGCTAACCCCACACGCAGCAGGAGATAGACATGCAGCGCACAGACAAGGCGATAGCAGAGTTCGAGGCGTGGTGGGATAGGCAGCCTCACCGCGAGCAGTTCGAGGATTTGAAGCAGCAGTTCTGCAACGTGGCGGTGGCGTTCTACCAGAAGGGGCGGGAAGGCGTCGTGGTTGAGCTGCCGTCAGCCGAAGACTATGCCGCGGCAAATGAACTGTCATACAGCGAAGGAATTGCTGACTGCCGCGCCGCAATCGAAGCAGCCGGCGTAACGGTGAGGGGGTGAGGGATGTTCATGACACCGCAAGAAGTGGCGGACCTGACCGGCTACCAGAAGCCAAGCAAGCAGATCGCATGGCTCACTGCTGAGCGGTTCGGGTTCGTGGTGGGCGGCGACGGGCATCCCAAGGTGCTGCGTGACGTTGTATTGTCTCGCCTTGGAGCCGTCAAATCATCTAAAAAGGAGCCGCAGCTTAGGCTGACCGGCTAAGGACACGAGCATGCGCCCGAGGAAGAAGGACCGGCATCTGCCGGCGTGCATGTACCCGAAGCACGGAGCGTACTATCTGGTGCGCAATGGGAAGTGGGAGCGACTGAGCGCGGATCTGCAGGAGGCCCTGCTGATCTACGCCAAGCGCATCGCGGCAGGGAAGCAGGGCGGCATGCCGGGCCTCATTGATCGAGCGCTGGCCCATCACCGCAAGAAGATCAGCGAGAACACCGCCAAGCAGTACGAGGCAGCGGCCGAGAAGCTGAAGACGATCTTCGCCGAGTTCGAGCCGCATCAGGTGCTGCCAAAGCACGTCGCCGCGGTGAAGATGGAGCTGGCCGACACGCCGAACATGTGTAACCGGATCCTGTCGTTCCTGCGCATCGTGTTCGGCTACGCGCTCGAGTGGCAAGAGGTCGACTCAAATCCGTGCATTGGCATCACGCGTCATGCTGAGGGCCGGCGCGATCGTTACATCACTGATGCTGAGTTCTCAGCGCTGCTCAACGCAGCAAGCCCCTACATTCGATCCATCCTCGAGATGTGCTACCTGACCGGCCAGCGCATCGGGGACGTGATCGCTATCCGCCTGGCGGACATTAGCGACGAGGGTGTTTCTTTCGTGCAGGAGAAGACAGGCGCAAAGCTGATCGTCGCAATGACGCCAGACCTGCAGGCCGTCATCGACCGCGCCAAGGCGCTTCCGCGCAAGGTTCGCACTTTGACCCTGTTCTGCTCGCGCACCGGGAAACCGGTCAGCTACGAGACGGTGAAGGAAGCGTTTCAGGCGCTGCGCGAGAAGACCGGCATCCATGACGTGAAGATTCACGACATCCGAGCCAAGTCGCTCACCGATGCCGATCGGGAAGGCAAGAATGCGCAGACGCTCGGCGGCCACACGGACGCCAGGATGACTGCCCGGTACCTGCGCGGCCGGTTGCCGAAGATCGCCCAGGCGCCGACAATGCCGTCCCGGATCGGCTGAAGTATTAGACAGAATCGATGAGTATTAGACAGAAAGCCGCAGAGGCCACTAAAGACGGGCTTTCTAGCCACACTCCGATGATGCAGCAGTACTGGAAGCTCAAGCGCGAGCATCCGGACCAGCTGATGTTCTACCGCATGGGCGATTTCTACGAGCTGTTCTACGACGACGCCAAGAAAGCCGCCGCGCTGCTCGACATCACCCTGACCGCGCGCGGACAGTCGGCGGGCACAGCAATCCCCATGGCCGGCATTCCGTTTCACTCCGCCGAAGGCTACCTGGCGCGACTGGTCAAGCTGGGCGAATCGGTGGTGATCTGCGAGCAGATCGGCGACCCGGCGACCAGCAAGGGCCCGGTGGAGCGCCAGGTGGTGCGCATCATCACCCCCGGTACGGTGAGCGACGAGGCGCTGCTAGACGAGCGCCGCGACAACCTGCTGGCGGCGGTAGTCGGCGACGAGAAGCTGTTCGGCCTGTCGGTGCTGGACATCGCCAGCGGTCGTTTCAGCGTGCAGGAGCTCAAGGGCTGGGAAACCCTACTCGCCGAACTGGAGCGCCTGAGCCCAGCAGAATTGCTGATTCCCGACGATTGGCCACAGGGCCTGCCGCTGGAGAAACGCCGCGGTGTGCGCCGTCGCGCGCCCTGGGATTTCGATCGCGATTCGGCCTTCAAGAGCCTCTGCCAGCAGTTCTCCACCCAGGACCTCAAGGGCTTCGGCTGCGAGAACCTGACCCTGGCGATCGGTGCCGCCGGCTGCCTGCTCGCCTACGCCAAGGAAACCCAGCGCACCGCCCTGCCCCACCTACGCAGCCTGCGCCACGAGCGCCTCGACGACACGGTGATCCTCGACGGTGCCAGCCGGCGCAATCTGGAGCTGGACGTCAACCTGGCCGGCGGTCGCGAGAACACACTGCAATCGGTCATGGACCGCTGCCAGACCGCCATGGGCTCGCGCCTGCTGACCCGCTGGCTGAATCGCCCGCTGCGCAACCGCGAGACTCTCGAGGCGCGTCAGGACTCGATCACCTGCCTGCTGGAGCATTACCGCTTCGAACAGCTGCAGCCGCAGCTCAAGGACATCGGTGACCTGGAACGCATCCTCGCCCGTATCGGCCTGCGCAACGCCCGCCCACGCGATCTGGCGCGCCTGCGCGACGCGCTCGCTGCGTTACCGCAGCTGCAGGCCGGCATGCAGGACCTGGTGGCACCGCATCTGCTCGAACTGGCGAAAAGCATCAGTACCTACCCGGAGCTGGCCGAGCTGCTGGCGCGCGCCATCATCGACAATCCGCCGGCGGTGATCCGCGACGGTGGCGTGCTCAAGACCGGCTACGACACCGAGCTGGACGAGCTGCAGTCGCTCTCTGAAAACGCCGGCCAGTACCTGATGGACCTGGAGACCCGCGAGAGGGCGCGCACCGGCTTGGCCAACCTCAAGGTCGGCTACAACCGCGTGCACGGCTACTTCATCGAGCTGCCGAGCAAGCAGGCCGAATCGGCGCCGGCCGACTACATCCGCCGGCAGACGCTCAAGGGCGCCGAGCGCTTCATCACCCCTGAGCTGAAGGAATTCGAGGACAAGGCACTGTCGGCCAAGAGCCGCGCCCTCGCCCGCGAGAAGCTGCTCTACGACGAACTGCTGGAACTGCTCATCGGCCATCTGCCGCCCCTGCAGGAAAGCGCTGCCGCCCTGGCCGAACTAGACGTGCTGAGCAATCTCGCCGAGCGCGCGCTCAATCTCGATCTGAATCGCCCGCGCTTCGTCGAGCAGCCGTGCATGCGCATCGAGCAGGGTCGCCACCCGGTGGTCGAGCAAGTATTGGAGACGCCGTTCGTGGCCAACGACCTTGGCCTCGACGATGCCACCCGCATGCTGGTCATCACCGGGCCGAACATGGGCGGTAAATCGACCTACATGCGCCAGACTGCGCTGATCGTGCTGCTGGCACAGATCGGCAGCTTCGTCCCGGCAGCCGCCTGCGAGCTGTCGTTGGTGGACCGCATCTTCACCCGCATCGGCTCTTCGGACGATCTCGCCGGCGGGCGCTCGACCTTCATGGTGGAAATGAGCGAAACCGCGAATATCCTGCACAACGCCAGTGATCGCAGCCTGGTACTGATGGACGAGGTCGGCCGCGGCACCAGCACCTTCGACGGACTGTCGCTGGCCTGGGCGGCAGCCGAGCACCTCGCCAAGCTGCGCGCGTTCACGCTGTTCGCCACCCACTACTTCGAACTGACCGTGCTGCCGGAAAGCGAGCCGGTAGTGGCCAACGTGCACCTCTCGGCCACCGAGCACAACGAGCGCATCGTGTTTCTGCACCATGTACTGCCTGGCCCGGCGAGCCGGAGCTATGGCCTGGCGGTGGCGCAGCTGGCCGGTGTGCCGGGCGAAGTCATCCAGCGTGCACGCGACCATCTGTCGCGCCTGGAAACCACCAGCCTGCCCCACGAAGCGCCGAGAATGGCACCCGGCCAACCGGCACCCCCCATGCAGAGCGACCTGTTCGCCAGCCTGCCGCATCCGGTGCTCGAGGAATTGGGGCGGATCAATCCCGATGATGTGACGCCGCGCCAGGCGCTGGAGCTGCTATACAGCTTGAAATCACGCATTTGA